CGAGGATGAGTCTGTATTTGATCGGACATATAAGTTGCCTAATGGTGCGGTGGTGACAGGACGTAGCCTCCTTAACGATCTGCGTCTATGGGAGGCGCTCTTCTGGGACTGCGATGAGCCTATGGATACATGGGCAGACTACGAGCGGGAGCAGAAAGAATATGCAGGCCAACTATCATTCTGGACGGAGGAGTAATGACTATTCATTTCTATGAGATAGATAATGACGGGCGGGGAGATAATAGTTGGATTGCTAAAACCGATCTAGCCTTCCTTAGAGAATATACTGGCGAGTCCTATATGCTAGAGGACGCCTATATGTTTTCTAAGATGGGGATGCCTCTTAGATTCCACACACTACATGAGCATAACTTGCATCTGTATCTAGATACAGTAAGGGAGAACGATGACTGATAGAGAGTATCTAAGAAGTTTGGGATTTGAGGTAGGTGATCGTGGTCGGTACTCTAAGGAGATGAAGGCTGCCCTTGCTACCCGCGATGGAGTAGATCCTAATGCCCCCTCTTCTGAGTATGGCGCACAGGAGAGGTTCGCGGACGGTCGGTATCGTGTAGAGCGATCCAATGGTCTTCCAAGGACTCCAGACGTTCCAGGTATTGACTTTGGCCCTGGACTTGCGGTATCATCGACGCGGAGGTAAAACATGGAGGATAAGATATCTAAGCAGATATTATCAGGCTTTGCAGATAGTAGGCTCAACCCCTCACATCTCGCATGGCTCGTCAAGTTGCATACAACGCCAGAGATAGATAGAAAGATGAAGGAGTTCTTTTATTTCTATACCGTGTTCCGCAATCAGGATATTGACCAGAATGATATCGAATGGATGGGAGAAAAGTTGATGAATGACCTACGCAATCCAGACTATGATGGTCTAAGCAATCCTCCTCCTCCTGGTACACGCATTATGTTCGCAGATTAGACATATATCCTGGGCATGAGTTTAAACTGCCCTCACGCCTCGTAGCCCCCAAGGTGGGGGAGCGGTCTGTAAAACCGTCGCCTTCGGCACGCTTGGTTCGATTCCAAGACGGGGCACTTGACAAACTTGGAAAAGTGGGCCGGGGATTTCCACAAGTTATCCACAATTGTATTACGAACCCATTACGAACGGTCACTAAAATTTCACTGGAATTTTTAAGATTACGAACCTTGAAAAATAATCGCTGGAAATGATAGGATAGGGTATGGAATTTATTATCTTTATACTATTGGGAATGCTATGGCTTTCTCTTATTACTCCGCCATCAAATAATAATGATGAGCCTATTGAGTATTGGAATAATGGTAGATAATTAATCTATTAAACATCACACCGCCCCGCGATTCGCGGCGGCGGTAAGTCATTTGTATCCCCTATATAACATATAAAGAATAGGATACATATCTTTCATTTCTGATAATATATCTTTATCTTTTGATAAGATTCCGGGCATTCTTGCCTATTTTTATAACAAATGTATTACGATCCCAACAAAAAAATCACTGGAATTTTGGGCATATTCGCCCATATTTATCTAATTAGACATTACGATCGCGCCTAAAAAAATCACTGGAATATTTACCTTAAAATATTCTCATATACACGAAGTTATCCACATGTTATACACATATTACGAACGGCCTGTGGATATCTCTCAATTTCTCAATAAAAATAACATTCTTATAACATCAATGTAAATTAATATATAATATACATGTCTTTTGGATTAGAATGGAATAAAGTGGGGGAAAGTGGGGCACATTTCTTGATCTATTTTGATCCTATTTAATACCATATCAAGGGAATAGGATTACCTTTCAGATGTACAGGATATCCTTCTTTTATGTTATCTCTATGTATTATGTATATAGTAATTAGGGGAGGAAGGATCATTATTCCTACTACCCCCGCCCAAAATAATTTATCTTTTATCTTCATTGTTTAACCTACAAGATAGACATATCTCGCCATCCCAGGCAGGCTCATCTTGATGGCAATCACATTCTTTATTTTCCATATCTTTCCTTACAGGCTGCACACCATTTAGTGGAATCAAATTTACTTGTCACACTCCACTTAATCATGCACGAATACTCCGAGTGCTTGGCACTCGTACAGGTGCTTTTTGTATAAATCTTAGTCACTTATGTTATCCATGTCTTCACAGATCTGTTCGAAATCATTCACGATACCTGCCAATCATTCATAGTTAAATCGTTCCCTTGTCCAGTATACTATAACGAATTTGTCTCCGCTTCTGGGAGCAAAAGCCTGGTGAGTATAAGCATAGTTGGAAGGAAATATCACCAGCCGCCCAGCCTTTGGCTGGACGCCTACTGAAAAGTTATTAAAGTAAGTATCTCCACCATCTTCTACATCATTCAAATACAGTAGCGCAGAGATAACTCTAGGAAAGGCTGGACCTGTATCGAAGTGAGGCTTATAGAATTCTCCAGGAGAATAGTGCAACAATTGGGCAGGCTCAGTATATTCATACCCTACCTCATACTTGTTCGAATAATTCTGCAGATAGCATTCCACAAGATCATTAATGTAGGTAAATACAGGATGAGTAGTGTACTGGTCGCAATTAATATCTAGTATCTTATTGGATCGGTATTCCTTATTCACCTCGTCCGAATCGCTTTTGTGTGCATATACTTCTGCATCTCTCCACCCTTCCATAGCAAGAGAGATTGCGATAACATTATCGGGGTGCGCGATAACATCATCGTATATCTCAACGCATCCAGCAATTACATCTACTGGTTCACGAATATCATTAGCAATACTTTTAAACATTTATCTCCTTTAGTAACCCAAATCCCCCTCATGGCCGCTTGGCCAATTGGGGGAGGAGGGGTTGCATTGTGGGTGGGGTTCTATTTTTCGGCTTTCGTTTTTAAATTTTCCAGTTTACGGGACCGCTAATAATTCCACCCCAAGACTTGCCTGTAGGATTCTTTCTCCAATCCTCAGGAAGAATATCAGTCATACCTAATGCTCTTGCACGACGGATGATGTGTCTTCTAGCAGCATCATAATCTGCTGCTCTGCCGACCGATTGAATTGCATTTCTTAAGTCTGCTTCATTAGCGATAGGGAAGGACCCATCTCTCATGGCTTCACCAGACTCCGCCATACGGCGTCGTGAGGCTGCAGAGTAATCTCTTTTGCTCATATCTAAATACATGTTATCACCTCCCATGAGACTATTATACTACTGCGTAGACCAAGACATATTACTTTTCTAATCTACTTTACGGGATACAGCATCATACTTCTCTATCGCTGCAATAGCAGTTCTAGCAAGGTCATACCAAGTACGAGCCTCTGACTTATATGCATTCATTAACACGTTTGCTATATACTCTACTTTATCTACAGGCTCTTGTAAATAAATCTTAGCCTCTTCATGTATGTTCATAGTTTCTCCTTCAATTCTGCTATGAGTCCTTGCAAGGTGTCACATGACTCATGCCGCCACCAAAGATCGCAATAATCATTGTGTGTAGTTTGACACATAAGACTACGCAAATATATGATTAATCTATTATACACCTCACGTTCAACTGATGATGTATCTAAATCTTCAGAGCATTGCCAGCATCTAATGGTCATACTTTTGATCCAGAAACTCCTTGTAGGCATTAATTGCTATCTCTGCATCAAGAAGGGCGATCTCAGCCCAGTTCTTTCCGTCTTCACTATTTAGCCAATCTGAGTCTGAGTGAGATCGGGGAAACCAGGCTTTCATCAAAGCCTCCGCTACATATGTTAAACCTGGCATTAGATTTCCTTTATCCCCTTTAAGGGTCTTCCTGCTTTAATCTTAGCCATATTAGAAAGAGTATTTGTAACAACTTCTAGCGTGGTAAGAACATTAATGTACATATCTTCTGGGTGCCAGGGGGTACCTGTGCCGCCGCCATAGGTATCGTCAAATGCCACACGAAGAACCTCAAAGAATTCATCGGCAGTAACGTAGTATGCCGTCCAGGGGTGATCTACAGTTGATGTATTTGATACGTTATTAGATGCATATACCGCAGTATGCTGAATATTACTAGGATCTACGCGCTCTTGGCTAGTAGCGGTGGAGGTAGTGACTCTGACGTTATTAGACAATTTTTCTCCTTCTTAGGGTGTGTAGGCCAATAGTAATTGCATTTGTCACAGCATACTAGATCGCGGTACGTCTTAGACTCCCACTCATACTGTGGATACAATTCTGGCGCTTTTTCATACAGTCTACCACGATGGGTAGTGATTAGTCTATGATTTTCTGGATGCCCAGGCTTAAGATAATCTGGATCTTTAAATTCATCATCACGGAAGTTTCTATTAAAGGTGTCAATAATAATTGACCAGTTGTTTTCCCACTTGTACTTCCGCTGCTCCATCTCATTCTTAATGGCATAGAGGTATCGAAGGAGTTCATCTTCCGCGCCAGCAAACATTCGTGTAGCAGGATGATTTACCCATCCCTTAGTTTCACCAGCAAGAGCGGATAGAATCTGTCGCCCCTCTAAAAGTTGCTTAACTAGACGCTTTTGATCCAATACCTGAGCGCATAATCGATACGTCTGCTCAGGGAGAAAAACCTGCATTTACTCAAACCATTCTATGATAGACTCAACGTTTTCTTCTGCAATTCTAGCACGCTCGTCATCGCGCACCATTTCGATAAGCCTGCAATTGCACTCTCTTTTATTATAATGCTGGTTATAGCAAAATTTATCATGAGTTTCTGACATTTTGACTCCTAGTTGCTGCCGCCAATGCTAGTGTAGCGAATACTTGAGCGGCTGTATACATGCCAATTTCGGCAAAGTGCAGCGCCTTCTTCTCATATTCAGTACTGAGAGTCATCGTGTGGCTCTGCATACCTTCAATGGGTACTGAACTAGACCCATACGATAGCACTTCTTATATACCTCTGCGTACCTATTTTCTGCTGACTCTCCTGCCTTACCTCCTGGGCACTTCTTAATGGCATCCATCGCGGAACGTAGGTCGCGGAGAGCAGCCTCCTGCTCTTCTGTAAGATTATTATTCATTTTCCCATCCTGGCACAATAGTAGTTGGTATGTTATTTTCTTTCCAAAGTCTAATAATATTAGGGTTATCATCCCATGCATGAATTATATCGTATGCCTTACGGAGTGTGTCAAGCATATCTTTCTTGACTTCATAGTCTTTACGATTGTCTTCATCCCCGCGCATCATTAGCATATCACTAGGAACATCGTGCATGGCTAACCACCATGCAGTATGATTTCTCCACATATGCTTTCTTGCTGTAACAATAAGTACTGAATGTCCTAGCATGTGTGCAATTTGAGAAGCATTGACTACATAGTCATGGGGTGGAACATTGACAGATTCGGCATGAAAGTTATTAAAATGCTTTATAACCCTACGCTTACCCTTATCATATTTTGTTAAGTGATGACGAATGGACGACACGTTTGCTAACGTGCCGTCCATGTCAAAGATGACTGCTATTTGCATCTTTAATCCTGTCAAATTTGTCGGCTAAAAATGGCATCGATCTCGGCAACATGACTAGGGCCGAATTGGGCAGCCCTGTTACGCTCTACCTGCCAGATGTTGTTGATATTCATATTTCTATTTTCACTACCTCGCATCAGAGTTGACACAATCTGGCTGATGGATAGAATCTTCATCTTATCTCCTTGTGGGTTTCATAAATATAGGCACCTTTTGAGCGCCTATATTTATAGTATCATATGTAAACGTTTTCTTCAAACTCAATGAGTGATATCTACGTCACACTTCTCCCTCTAAGGCATCTGCATGTCCATCTTTATATCCAGAGTTATAGCCATTAATTCTTGCATCTAACAAGATTGAACAATAAAAACAAATAGTTGGGGAAGTGTCAGTATCTTTATCTGGACACAGTTTATCGTGGCCCGACATTACTATCTCTAAACATCTTCTCAAAGTAATCATCGATAGAATCATTCACAGCATCTCCTGATAATCTGGATGGTCCAACGGCGTTGGTACGGTAAGAAGTGTACCACACATAGCACACTCTCCGTCAAGCAAGTAGCCAGCGATATTATATTCTTCATCAAAATTCAACGTGACTTTAAATAGCCAACTGCCACAAGTTGGGCACTCTGGCGTAGGAATTCCCCTAGCATTAAGCATGTCTACTTCTTTCTAATGTTAATTATACGGACACGATTAATTGATGTGCGTGAGCGATCCTCGTCGTCCCACAGCCATTCCCATGGATTAATCTCATCTCCATTGTTCCAGTCGAACTGAGGAAGATATGATTGCATGGCACCTCCAGATTAATATGATCTTTTGTTCTGGATCTGTCTTTTTCTTTTTATAAGATCAACTATTTCTTCGTCTAGTTCATCTTCTTCGTCATCGTAATAGTATTCTAATTTCATAGTCTTAGCCACTCTGGTCTATCCAGAGTCCATCTTACCGTTCTTTCTAGTGATTGTTCAAGTGAAAGGGGTGCCTTCCATCCTGTACTAGCAATTTTATCACCATCAAGGGCATAACGCAAGTCATGTCCTGGCCTGGATGAGTGGAAATCTACCAGTTCATATTTTAATGGCTTTCCAACATAGTCTGCGACCATCTGAGCCATCTCTAAATTATTGACCTCTCTCTCGCCCACAACATGAAATTTCTGTGGTGCCTGTGACTCTCCGTATGCTGGTGTAGGCTGAGTGAGAGCATGTAGGAGGGCATCTGCCTGGTTCCTAGCATGTAAATAAAATCTACTTCCGATCTCACCAGTAGGTGAGGCATGGATCGTCATGGTATCTCCAGCCAGCACCTTCTTAATAATCATGGGTACAAACTTTTCTGTGTCCTGCATCTCACCAATAATGTTCATAGTATTAGTAATGATCAGCGGCACTCCGTATGTCCTCCAGTATGAATAAGCAATAGACTCCTGTGCTGCCTTGGACGCAGAGTATGGATTGCTGGGAAAGTATTGGTCCATCCATTCACGGTGAGCATGACCATGTGGAGCGGGTCCATATACTTCATCTGTGGATACATGAATAAACTTTTTGATATTAGAGAATCTAGCCCACTCTAGAATATTACAAACCAGAGATACATTGTTCTCAATAAATGGGACTGGCTCCTCAATGGAGCGATCTACATGGGACTCGCTAGCAACGTTGATTACATAATCAATATCTCCAATTTCATATGTTAGTACTGGAGAGAATGGGGCAGTAAGGTCGTGCTTGATTACTCTAACTCTTTCAAGGTCATCATCGTATCCATCTACTGCTAGGCGAATTCTATCTGTAATTCCACGGTGTCGAAAACTTACCAAACAAACTACATCCCAGTCTGTATTAGCAAGAATGTGACGCAATACATGGCTGCCAACAAAACCGCTAGCACCAGTCAATAAAACTGTTGTCATTAGTATCCTAATCTCTTCTTTTCATTCTCCGTAGAGGACCAAGTATGTGTATTTTTATAGAAGTCATACTCTTCTTCTGTTAGTGGTTGCTCTGCCCACCAGCCCATGTGACGGCAGGTAAATCTTCCTGCAATTCTAATTGCACTAGTGTTGCAAGTCATTTTACCAGCAACACCATCTATCTCCAAAAGAAATTTATCACGGTCATACAAGCAAAATGTTGTGTCAATCGGGGCCGCATAAAGATCATCCCTTTCTGGGTACTGCTCCACCTTCCGCGACCAATAATTTCTCTCCCACAGATCCACCTGATGAGCGTTAAAGAATCTCTTTCTCTCATCTGGAGAGTCTATATCTATTGCAAGACCAGTCTTAGATATACCATATGTATCTATAATTCTTTTCATTTTATCTATTGCTCTTTTTGGCATCTCTGGATTAAACAAAAGATCTGGATCTGTAACAATAAAATTCTTTGGCATCTTAGAGCATATGTCTTTATCCTCTGTATAAACTCTTGGCCCCATATTCTTACCCCACTCTACAACATGATATTTATTCGACAATTCATCAAGGAGTTGTAGCATCGGTGGGTAGGTAGATCCATTATCACAAATGATAATATTAGTAAGGTTAAGTTTTTCAAGTTGCTCTACCATAGAACTTAAATATGTTGCTGTGTTAAATACTGGAATTATAATTGGAATATCATCATCTTTCTGGTACTCCAAAGCAACTCTTATATCTTCATAGACTGGCATTATCTATTCTCCCCTAGAACTTCTGGTATATGGGTATATCCATACCTACTTATAATTTCTTCAAATAAGTATCCGTCAGAAGAGTGGTCGTATCTGTGCCACCCTCCGATTGATTCCCATGCCTTCTTGCTAACAACACATTGTAGCAAATCTATCTTTCCCATAACTGGCGGCACCCCAGAAAAATAGTTAACGCCAAACTTTTCATGCTTGCAGGCAAAGATTACTACATCTGCCTTTGTCTTATCAATACGATCTGAAATGATCTGTAAGGCATCTGGGTATAGAATATTATCTATATTAAAATGAAGAATGTATTCTCCAGAAGCATTTTTAATTCCAAGATCTCTAGAGTGGTGACCCCACCCATATCCTGCCCAGAATTCTTCTAAACCATATATGCCATAATGTTTTTCTGTTTGCATAAAACCAGTATTCTCTGGGATCTCATCCAGTTCGATATCATATGAGCCTTCTCTTGGTCCATCATGGATAATAAGAAGTTCAAAATCTTTAAATGTTTGATTATTTAGTGACTCTATTCCCTGCTTCATTCTATCTCTGGGAACGTGGTCCTCTGCATCAGTTGCAATTATAGTAAACTTTGGCATAATTAATTGTATCCTCTGATAAATTGATAGTCAACTATTTCCTGATTTATATCAGAAAAGTCTTTTCTTTGCCATGCTAGTGCTGGCTTTATGGAGTATGCTGTATGCACCACCTGATGCCTGCCATAAACAACATCTACTGCATGAAGCATCGGTCCACGGAGAGTTGAAATTATATCATCGTAGCAGGACTCTTTAAATATTACACAATGGGCAGAAAATGTATATGTGATTCTATTTAAATTAGGAGAAAATTCATGCCTTTCACCGCTATGAGGATTAGATCCAAAATAAAGCATTTCGTATTCCGGTATCTGTGATTCTATTTCATTAAACTTATTATTAAAATCATCTATAAACTCTACATCATCTTCAAGCATCAGGAAGGATTTGAGGTTACGCTCTCTTGCCATTTCAAATACACTCAGATGTGACTTTAAACAGCCCACTTCTCCTGGACGTATTGAGGCTGGCGGCTGCTCAAACCCATCAACAGCCGCAACTCTTTCGACCTCTAGGCCAATCTTACTAAACTGTTTTTTAGATGCTTTCCATCTATCTGGTCTTCTATCTAAATTTATACAAAATGCCTGGTCAAAGTGGTCGGTGAACACTATATAATATTCCAATCTGGTAGAAAGTATCCTGAAGGATCATGATCTGGAAGGGCTGGGCCAAACCAATCTTTTGGAGCCACAACACTTTCAGTATCTGAAAGGTACGCGCCCCACCATCCGAATGTGGAGTTTGCAAGTATATGTCTATCGCAAAGAGTCATTAATTTAAGATCTTCATAAGGATCTGTATGAACAAAATCAAAGCCTTTGAATAAAGAGAATGATCTACACCACTCTATATCATCAGAAAAAACTATAGCATTTTTAAAAGGTGCTACGGTATCTAGGGCAGCGGCATAGTATTCCTCTGATAAATTTGTATGATATTCAGACAAGCCTAAATAGTCTGTTCTTCTTACATGGATAGCGACAGTATTTTCTCTTTTATTAAGATTTAGCATTCTTGGTTTAAAGGTAAAGTCTCTCTTTATCTTATTTTTTATGGAATCGAAGTATCGGTAGGACTGGAAGTACCCTGACAGATTAACATCATCATTACAATTGTTAAATAGTTCTGAGTTGAACCCATGACTATCTTCAAACACACTAGGGATATCGTAGTTAATTCCTATATGACTATCTATTTCTAGATCAAGATAGAAGCAGTCATATATCTTGCTTCTAATGGATGGATACTTCATGCCAAAAAAATCTCTGTGGGGAATCTTCCAGTCAAACCCTCTGTTGTAGGCTATTCCCTGCAAGGAGGCATACTGGAACATTTGATTTCCCAAATGCCCCAGATTACCTAGTTCATTATAGTAAATCGCCACCATGTTCCTTAAAGTAGTTATCGTAGATATAATCTTCTACCATCATAAAATTATCTTTAACGATGCGACAATTTTCCTTCACGGCATCTATTTTAGAATAATATAATTCTGGGGTCAAGGAGTCGGGGGTAAAGTTTTCATCTAGCGTTATTACTCCATCTATATTAAATACCCTGCCTATCTCTGGATCACCCCAGTAAATAGGTATAGTTCCTGTGGCAAAACAGTCTAATATTTTTTCAGTAAAGTACCCAGGGTAGTAGGCGTTTTCATGTGCAACAGAAAACATATAGGTTGCTAGACCATCTTCCTTAAACTCAATTTCATTGAATCCCCTACCATATAGATCTACCTTTCCGCGCAATTCATTAGCCAGCATAGTCCTTCTCCTATGACCATCACAATATCCTTTAGATGAGGTGATCATAGAAACTAGATTTACCTTATGCTCGTATACTTTGGGATTTCTAATCCATGTTCCATTGGCAGGAATCCATTTAATATTCTTATGCCTGCCAATTAGATCATAACTATGTGTAAATACATACTTAAAAGAATCCATTATAGATGGAATGGATGACTCAAATCTGTCATATACTGCTGGAGTTATGGCTCTTGACTCTGTAAGACAACCATAATTAATATTTGAATCTCCATCGGCTGCAAACATGTCCCCATCCCGCCAAAATATTGCATCCACGTTAGCCCTAGTATTGTATCTAATGTTAAAATTCTTAGGCTTTCTATCTATTTTTTTATAGATAGATTCATCATAGTCGGCCTGAGAGGTACCAATAACTGTATAGTTTATCATTTTACTATATCCAATATATCTGTAATATTACTGTCATGAACAAAGTTATACTCTGCCTTTACTGGAATGTTGTAAATGAATGAATCTTTTTCATTATTACCAATAGAAATAATCTTTTTATTTGCATTGTTTAATATTTGTTTTGTATTCATAAAGCAGAATGGTCCAGAATTTCTACCTATAATGTATTCGCACTTACTGGCTAGCCAAGAGATTTCATTAAGATCCCCACCACTTGTTGCAATTATATTATTTGTAAAAGAAATTCTTTCAGAATTAAATGGTGCAAAGTGTGTAAGAATTATATTCCTATCTGTCTCTTGAAGTAATTTCTCTATTAAACCGTTAAGATTTTCTAACTCAGACTGCCCTGAGAGAACAGGCCCATTAGAAATAATAATGCTACGATCAGGAACTTTTACATCTGGGATATCAAAGTACTCATACTTTATTTCTGGTATATAATATTCTACTGGGCCTACGTCTATTTTTTCATTAGTTTCATCTTCTATAAATCTATAGATTTTCTTAAACATCTGTTGGTATGTACCCCAATTTATCCCGCTTTCAAGTTCTAAATAGTTTCCTATCCAGGTATTAATAAATATTGTATCTTTATCTACTAGGAATGGAGTTCTGTCTGTGACTGGGCCAAGGGGTACTTCTAAAGACCTGAACTCTATATTAACATCTCTTAATAGTTTAGATGAATTTAAGTGTTGATAATAGAATTCGTATCCTGGAAACTCTCTAATTATATCTTCTACATAAGCCTTAGATGCAAAGATATCTCCATTATGGTAGTGGTTATAAAATACAATTTTCATTATGAAAAGATCTTTTCCTCTATGATTTCTGATCCAGTAAGTTCATTGATTTTTCGTTTAATAGAAGCACGGCTATCATTATACATATAGATCATTCTTGCGTATAGTATAAAGTCCTTATCAAATTCTCCAGACTTTTCTTTTAACCTAATGCAGTCTTCCATTTCCCAGAGTCGTTCATTTACATGCACTAGCATTTCGTAGTAGCCGCGAGGGACATTAATATTAGATAATATATCTAGTAAAGCAGACTTTTCTTTTTCTATATTTTCTTTGGCGCTGCCGCTAGATCTGCTTAATTTAATATCTAGGATAGTAACTTTGTCTACGAGTTCTCCGATGGAAACTGGGACATTAACAATCATTTATAATACCGCCTAACTTCTTTATATCATTACTACTAACAAACTGACTATTGCCAATGTATAGGCCCAAGTCATTTAGAATATCTGCATTAGGAATATCATTAACAGATATTAAACTATATCTATATAGGAATGGATGCTTTAGAAGATTCCCTCCGACTATCGGACGGTATTCTATTCTATATTCATTCAGCATCTCTTCAAGCCTGACTTTTGTTTCCTTAGATTTTGATATTATCGGAAAACAAAAACTACTATTGCCAGGATTTTCTGAAATAGAGTAGAACTTATCATTATTATTTATGTAATCTCTAAAAATTTCATAGTTATTTCTTCTAATAGCAATTGATTTATCTAATCTGGATAGTTGGCTTCTTCCTATTACAGCAGGAATTTCATGATTTCTAAAGTTATACCCATCAGTTACAAATAAAAACTGCGGGGAAAGATGTGGACTCTTGGCAGCATACTCATTAAAGAATAGTGACTCTCTCGCCATTCCATGGCTTCTTTTCATTTTCATTATGTCATATAGTTCTGGGTCATTAGTGCTTACCATTCCACCCTCAATAGTAGTCATATGGTGACCAAAGTAAAAACTATATGTAGCACCTACACTATTAACACCTATCTTATTTTTGTTTTCATCTACTGCCCCATGAGACTCACAAACATCATCTATCATGATAGCGTTAGGAAATAGTTGTTTTAAATATTCTGTTTCTGCTGGAAATCCAAGCAGATGGGTTACAAATATAACCTTAATATCTGAATGCATTTCAGATACATACTTTGCAGAGTCCTTATCGAATGAGAAGTCTTCTAGATTAATGTCACAGAAGATAGGCTCTAAGCCTAACTGTATCACGGGGGCTACATTGGTAACCCAAGTACATGCTGGTAGAAGAACTTTATCTCCCTGCCTAAGACCGTACTTTTCAATTACCGCTGCTAACAGAAGAAAGTTTGCCGTGCTTCCAGAGGAAACAAACAAAGAGTGCTTTGACCCAAGCCAATCATTCCACTCATTTTCAAATGCCTCACATTGCTCACCCTTTGTAAATCTTTTAGCAGTAAGCGCAAACTTGGCAATCTTTAATCTTTCACGCACCGTTATAGCGTCGTGCATAAGAGGCCAGTCATAGTTCATTTGTATTCTCCAAAAACCATTCATATGTATTTCTAACACCAGACTCTAAACTTATACTTGACTTCCATCCAAGGTTATGGAGTTTAGAACTATCAAGTTGTCTCAACGGGGTTCCGTTTGGCTTAGATGTATCCCAAACAATATTACCACGCCAGCCCACGATAGACGAAACAATTTCTGCAAGTTCTTTTATTGAATAGGGTCTAGCAGCACCAATATTTATATGGCTATTTTCATCATAGTTATTCATTAAAAAGATTAGTGAGTCAGCAAGATCATCTACATGTAGGAACTCTCTTGTTGGAGAGCCATCACCAAATAGTGTGACCTCATCTACATTATTCTTTTTTGCATTATGAAACTTCCAGATCATTGCTGGTATTACATGGCATTGATCAATGTTGAAGTTGTCTCTGGGTCCATATAGATTTGTTGGCATAACTGATACAGCATTGAATCCGTACTGCTCACGATACTTCTGACACATCTTCAGGCCAGCAATCTTTGCTATCGCGTAGCCTTCATTAGTTTCTTCAAGGGGTGCTGTAAGTAGGTGATCTTCCACTATAGGTTGCGGAATTATTTTTGGATAAATGCAGGCAGAGCCAAGGAACATTAATTTCTTTACCCCACTTTTATGTGCAGAGTCTATAACATTACTCTGTATCATCAGGTTTTCATACATGAAGTCTGCTGGATAAGATTTATTGTAGTTGATTCCACCTACTTTTGCGGCTGCCAAAAATACATACTCTGGCATTTGAATATTAAAGAATCTTCTGACTTGAGATTGATTAGTTAAGTCTAGCCTATGTTTGTCTACAGTAATTATATTTCTATACCCAGCGTTGTTTAATTTTTTTACAAGTGCAGAGCCAACTAAACCATTATGACCAGCAACATAGATTGATGAATCAAACTCCATTTTCACACATATCCTTAACTAGATCGTCAAAGGTGTACTCTGGCTTCCACCCCAACTCTGCTCTAGCCTTAGAAGAGTCTCCAATTAAACGATCTACTTCTGCAGGTCTAAAGTATCTCTCATCAACTTCAATTACTTTCTTACCAGTAATTTTATCGTACCCACATTCATGCATAAGCCTACCACGCCACTCTATATCCATTCCAAAATATGGAGCGCACTTTTCTACAAACTGCCTAACCGTGTACTCTTCTCCTGTTGCTATCACATAGTCATTTGGGCTCTCTTGCTGCATCATAAGCCACATAGCATAAACATAATCTTTTGCATGTCCCCAGTCTCTTAATGCATTTAGGTTTCCTAATTTTAAAGTCTCTTTCTTTCCGCGTGCAACAGCGTCTAATCCAAGAACAATCTTTCTCGTTACAAATGTTTCTCCGCGCCTGGGAGATTCATGGTTAAATAGGATACCGTTACAGGCAAACATCCCATAAGCCTCACGATAGTTTTTAGTTATCCAATATGCATATAGTTTAGCAACACCATATGGTGAGCGGGGGTAGAATGGGGTAGTTTCAGTTTGAGGAATTTCTTGCACTAAACCATACAACTCTGATGTTGCAGCCTGATAAAACTTTGTTTTTCTAATTAGACCCAATGTTTTTATAGACTCTAAAATTCTTAATGCACCTAGAGCATCTGAGTTAGCAGTATTCTCTGGTGTTTCAAAAGAGACTTGAACGTGAGACTGCGCTCCAAGATTATATATTTCATCTGGTCTTACAGAATCAATAATATTCATTACTGATAGTGAATCAGTAAGATCCCCGTAGTGTAATTTAAGACAGGGATTATCATATAGGTGATCTATTCTTTGTGTATTAATAGATGATGCACGGCGCTTAATTCCATGAACCATATACCCTTTTTGTAAAAGCAATTCGGCAAGATATGATCCATCCTGACCAGTTATACCTGTAACTAAAGCAGTTTTCATTAATTCACCTTACTTTTAATAACAGAATTATACGGCCCTGTTTTCGGCCTTTCTTCCTCTATATCGGAAAGTAAAAACTTCTCATGTACTGACGGTGTGTTCCATACTAAATAATGATACCTAAAATTCTTAATTTTATCAATATAAAACTGTTTAACATTATCAGAAAATTCAGCAAGTGCGTAGATGCTAATTAAGTAATCAAACTCTGGAAGTTCTTCACCTTCTAGCAAATCTTCATATGAAATAAATGTTAGTTTATCTACATAACCTAGGTTATTTAGGTATTTTTTCTGTAATTGATTAGGCCAGTATAGATCAACAAGAGTGTATGACTCTATTTGTATGTCAAACAACGCTGCAAGATCTAAAATAGATTTACATTGACCTCCGTAGCCAGCCCCAATTTCAATAATCTTTACATTATTAAGATTACTTTTTTTGATATGATCAAGTATTTCTAGAGCCTTGAATGTATAGGCTATTGTTGAGGGAGAGAATAGTTTATTGTTTGAAGGAACATGTTCATATTCTAATAGGAATGGTCCACCTACTGAATCGTTTTCTCTAACTTTATCCCAGTCAATTAATGAAAATTCATCTGGATACTCTTCAATCATTCTTTGTAAAAAGATCTGAGAATATTCTGGCGCTGTATGCTCCAGTATGGCTGTGAACCTTTTATCACTTTTAAAGTTATTAAAAGTATTTTCACTATTAATGGCATCTTCACATACTGGAACATGGACATATGCATCTAAATCAAACAACGTATTTCCTTTCTGTTATGCAATCTATACAAAAAAAATCAGCATAGTTACTATATACATCATCTGTTAAAAGATTATCTAATCCACTAAATAGGGCAACAGTATTCAAACATTCGGTATTTGAACAATAATATTCTTGTGGTTGCTTTATTTTGGCTGGATTTTTTTTAAATCTAGATATCAGATTCATAGTCTATGCCCATTTCTTTTACGTCTATCAGATCTTCATTCTCAATAATCTCTTCATGATCTAATCCGTCTTTATTATATTTAACCATACAAAAGTCGGTGTAGTATTTTACTACCCTACCCCAACATTTTTCAGATTCTATCCAGACTAAACCCATCAGATGCTCCTTGGCGGATCTCCTGGTCGCCCCTGAAAATCACATTTCATACCAAACTTATGAACAACTTCTCTTAATTGAATAAGATATTCCATTATCATTATTCTTTTATCTTCTGAGAAGGCCATAATTTCATTCTCATATACTCTGAGTGCGATGTGATCTGGCATCTCTATAATATCAACAACAATGTTGTATGGAGGCTTATGCTCTTTAAGCATCTTATAAAGAAGTTTATCAACCATTTATGCTTTCCCCATCTGTGACCAGACTAAGTATAGCACTCCACGTTGCCTGATTCTTATGAGAATTTCTCATATTGTCAAGCCTGCCTTCGTTTAGGTAGATGCCTCCCCACACACCGTAGGATTCTGTGTTGACACCCTCCTTAAAACATTCTTTTATTACTGGGCAAGATAAACACATTCGGTCAACTTCTCTAGCAACATCCTGGTCTGCTTCGTACTGATCAAAGTATTTATTTGTGTCTACTCCAGCGCATAGCGCTTCACTTACCCACATATTTTGCAGGTACTTTCCATCCATTAGTGCCTGGGTTGTATCTGCGTGCAATACCCCATCTACCATCATGGAAGATGCCGTTCTTCTTATAGAAGGCATCTCTTGATGGCTTCCAATCTACAATTGTCCAACCATCCCAATAAAGATTACTGTTGCTATCAACAACAGTATGGGCGGTGTCATAGTCAATAAATTCCTGAGTCATTATTCCTCACTAGTTGTATATACTATTTTTCTGATTCCATTATTTCTAAGTGTAGAGTAGCATCTATTGCATGGCCTGCTATCTCTAGCCTGCCCTCTTCTGTTTACCCTAGCAACATACACCGTTGCCCCAGCAGCATCCTTTACCTTCTTGAGAGCATCTATCTCTGCGTGTACAGAGCAATCAGTCTTAATATGCTCACTAGAAACTACAGTAGGATGATTTCTTTCTTTATTAACTCCAGTTCCGATCACTCTTCCACCCTTTACAATAACAGATCCATGCTTCATTCTGCATGAAGACTGCGATGCAAGATAGAGTGCGACGGAAAGATATGCTTGGTCGCGCTTAGATGTGGCGACCTGCTCCTTTGATAGCCTTCATTCTCTCTCCTATACCTTGTAGATACTTACGGGAATATTGCTATTCTCTGCTTCAGATATTACAACATCGAATATCTCTGACCTATCATTCTTCGTTGATAAATATACTACACTATCAATGTCGTACTTGTCAAAGTTTTCTACAACATCATTTTTGAGAACACGGTAGAACCTTGATTTAATACCTTTTTGCTTAAAGAATCCCTCAGTTTTATTAACAAACTCAGCGGTAAACTGGTTTATTTTATATGGACCCGCTGTATAAATATCTAAACGACCATCACTATTGGTCGCATCTACTGCCTTATCTATGGCAACAACTACTGCCCTAGTAAAAGTATCGTAGTCGGCAAATTTTTGATTGCCGTAAACAAGGATTCTCATTATTCTCCTAATATATGTTGGGAAATTCTCCAGCAACTAACCATTCATTTGTTGCTATCTTAATTAATTCTAGGCTAGTCCATCGGGCAGTAAGATAGTTTGAGTCTGCCTGCCTTAATGTAACTCCAGACTCTTCAGTAAATTGTACAGTACCAGAGCCTGCTCGCGCAACCTTTATTGATGAGCCAACCTCTATTTCTTCTGTAGAATTATTTGGAACAATGAGGGTTGTGGCAGATGCTGAGTTTACTAATAGTATAGAGTTCTGCTCACTAGACATAATCATATAGGAGCCACCAGTAGTTATAGAAGAAACTTCTCTTAAAAATGATGTTTCTAGATTCGTGGTGTTAATCATGTTAATCCATGCACCATCTGAGGCTAATCGTACTGTTTTTTCTACAGTATTAAAATATACTTCTCCGTCATTAAATATCTGCGGGTCGGATGCAAGGCTTGCCATCTTTAATGTAGATACTAATCTCATGCAAATCTTCCGCCCCAAATGCTTTTATTAACATTAACGTATCCAGGCGGAATTGCTGCTAAACGACACTTTCCCATCTCTTCAATTTCATAAGAAAGAATAGAGCATCCTATACCACCATCTTCTTTTTCATAATGAAGAGAGCAGTTACCACACATGACGCCAATAGATGCATCTGAATTCTGCGCCGCAGATTCATAACCAATCCAGATCCCTGTCTCCTCTGCATTAAGGGGTCCATAATTATCTGCTATAGACACAAGAGAGTCATGAAACTGTTTCTCTGCATCAGAAAGTTGTTCGTATAAATTATGTTCAGCCTTAGAGATATCCTTTTTGGATCTCGCTTCAGCAGCGTACAGAGCACGCTGCTGCTCTATAGCCTCTCGTCTTGTTCCGTGAGTACCACGAACAGTTCCATCTGGACTAACTACAGAATATCCAGACTTACCACGGTAGTTCTGTCTAATATCGTATGGCATATCGGCCTCCCAAGCATTTGTATCTATTATACCTTAGATAGCAAAGTAATTTTTCTACTCTTTTTTGCCTCTATATTAATAAGTTCTATTGCCTCAGACCACTTATACTTAACCATATTTATATTAAATTGATTTGCTGCGACAATATAATTTCTTTCACGCTCTTCATTTCTAATATCTGGATCTAGTAGTTTGGTTAGATGCTTCATCCAATCCTTTGAAGACTTTGCTATTCTTCCAGCACCTAAATCCGCTAGATCCTGATACTCTTGTGTGTCAGATGCAATGAATGGTATACCTGACAAGGCATATTCAAGACCCTTTAAATTACTCTTGGCCTCGTTAAATTGATTCTTTGTCAGAGGAACTATTCCAATGTCAATAGGCATGAAGATATTAGAATAATACTGAGGTCTGGCACCCGTAAAGACACTTACTCTTTCTGGATCAATATTCAACGCCTCTGCGATCCAGTAGGGTTTATCTAGCATGCCTCCAGAATGATGAAACTTTAAATCGTATCTTTCTATAATTGTTTTGATTGGTCCTGAAAAATCTTTAAGATCATTTACGCGCCACATCATCATTCCGACCCATCCTATTGTGGGTTTATTGCCAGCGGTATCAAGTCTGTAAGTAAATGTTTTTGGATCTAGAGAGTTTGGAACGCGGTATACATTTTTATTATATCTATGCATTCTTTCTTCTAAGAATTTCGTACTTGCAATAATTCCATCTGCGGCAGAATAAGTTGAAATAAGATGATCTCTATTATTCTCTGGATTTCTTTGTGGATCAGTAGTTATAAAGGCTAGGTTGTCTTCTGGAAGTTGTTCGAAATGATCATCTGTATCGACAATAACAGTCTGACCGTAACTCTTAGCAAGTTCTATATATTTAACTGCATCCTGGTGCATAAAAAGTTTAAGTACTACTACATCCAGTTTATCAAAGCACTCGTCATAGGTCTTAATGACCCCAGTCTTTCTATACTTTAATCTTTCTAAAGGCTTTACTGCAACAAAACCCTCGCCATCCTTCCAGCCAATCTCACCCACCATTACCTGATGACCTATGCTTGTTAACAACATACCTGGCATAAGCATTCTTACGTTGGTGCATCCACCTGGCAGCGCCTCATAGTGGTCGCCCCAATCTGTAGAAAGAAATCCAATCCTCATTTATTCTCCATTATGTAGATATGGCGGGGGCTGTTGCCGCAATGGTTTGTTTACCCCCGCCATATATATTACTACGTTAAATCTTTTCTGGGGTACATTTCTTTGGGAATAAAGACCACCCAGTATTGAATGGTGCAATGACCCATGAATATGTTAATCCAGATCCCCAAAGGGAATAATACATTCCTGCATTCTCGTACCATGAGTCATTCTTAAATGAATATCCATAGCCCCAATTATGCATTCCATCATTAAGGAAGTGCTTCCTTACAATTTCTGATTGCTTTTCCTTGTCTAGCATATTATCTCTAGACCACCAGGATCTTCCTGACCAGGCACTTGTCTGAATTTGCCAAGTACCTAAAGCACCTGAATACCATAAACTTGACTCATCAAGTGCTTCATGCTTTGATTCGCGCCAGGTAATTGCCCAGGCTCCTCTAAGCATTCCAGGTCTATTAAAACCCGCCTTAAACAGTATCTTTGCTTGCTTATCATTACAATTAGATGGCAATGTCCAGTTTCTATCTGTTATTGCCCTTCTTTCTAATGTATCAGCGGTGGCAAGGTTTCCTGTACCTTCCGCCAAGGGCGAAGACTTAGCATACGCCATACTTGATGCAGCAATAAATGTAATTGCTAATACTACAACAGCAATCCAACCTACTGCCAAACCAATTTGGTTTTTTGTCGTCATATTGACCTCCTTTGGCGGCAACATCATTCTACTTTACAGCAAAGTTTTATAGAAGTCAAGGGTCGCATAGCATAGAGATTTTTATTTTTTGTCCCAGTCAATAATTTCTATCATGTCTGGGTAAATGGTAACATGTGGAAGAAAGTTATAGTTAGCACTATCTTTTACAAGACAGTAAAATGTAAAGTATTTCATATCTACTCGTCATAGTCCCATCGTATTATCATCATTGCATATTTCAGCCCCTGTCTAAACCATTCCGCCTCTGAAGAATAATCTTCTGCAAAAGGAGTTTCGATACATTCTTCTATTTGATCTGAGAATCTATCTCGCCAATATTTTTGGCATTCATCGTCGCTATGCATTTCCACGCTGGCGCGGGAGGGTACGATCCTCCAACCCTTCGGTTAACAGCCGAATGTTCTGCCAATTGAACTACGCGCCATTAGATATTTAGATATCTATTCTGCCCTCTAATAAATGTTCTTATTCTATGGCAGTTTGCACAAACTACATCACACTTCTCTACTTCTTTTATTGCCTTGTCCCAACCATATTTGTGTAATATTTCTGTAGGGCCACCAGTTTTTTCAAACTCAGGTTTATGGTCAAAGTCCAGAATCCAATGTGGATACTTTTCTCCGCAGTCCATACATCCTTTTTCTTCTTTATATTTCCAAAGTTTTCTTTTTAAAATTGTTCTATTTCTATTTGTCCGATCTTTTGTTTTCTGCTTTTGGCCCTCGCCAACATGATAGGCAATAGTGCTTTTAGAACATCCTAAAATTTCTTGTATCTCTTTATATGTTTTTCCTTGATCTCTTAACCTAAGAATGTTTTCTTTATGCTTCATAGTTCGATTATATCATATAATTCGAACAATCGCTCCCAATCAAGGATTCAAACCTCGTCCTCAACATCCAAAGTGTTGCGTGCTGTCGATTACACCAATCGGGAAAAGACCGATGTGCCAGCGGGTAACTACACCATCCCAAGGTTTTCTGCACGTTTGACTAACTTCATGCTGGTATCAACCGCGTAACTCGGCATTGCTGGCACATCGGAGTCTATTTAGTTATATCGAAGGGGGAGCCTTCCCAAACCTTCTTCATTCTGTTAACTATTGCTTTAGACCAGGAAAATCCTGCGTCACCGCCCCAGGCTTCCCACATAATTCTTCCATTAGATGGAAAACCTTCTTCTCCAGAATTAAAACCCTTACCTTGCTTATCTACTTCATGTCTAGAAAAATAAGAGTACATTCTTTTTACTGTATCTAAAGATAGATTTTCTTTGTTTGCAAGTTGACTTGCTCTAGTCCATCCAACAGATGTACCAGCGCCTTTTGCTTTTCCTTCTTCTTTCCATTTTAAAGCACGGCGTGCCGCTGCTGCCATAGAATCTGTAGGTTTGTATGTCTCAGCCATCGTATTTCTCCCATCTCCAAAAACTTATGTAGTATGCATGAAAATGTGTGTTGCAAGCATAGGTCTTAGTTTCATTTCTTTCTCCAACCCATTCCGCTGGCTGACCACAAAATTTGCATTCCATAGTATTATAGCATTCCAAGTTTGCTTGCATAGTCATACATCATAATGCCGCTTGCGACACTAACATTAAGACTTCTTACACTACCAAGTTGTGGAATCATTACAATGTCATCAGCCATACCCAAGCCCATTGGACTTACGCCCCTAGCCTCTTCTCCGAAAATCATAAAGGTATTTGGAGTCCATTCGTATTGAGTGATAGGAATTGCTCCAGGAACATTATCTACTGCCACCCAGCGCATATCTCTAATGTGTGGCTCGTTAAGATAGATGTGATCAAGCGACGGAGCGTACTTTAAATGGATATAGTTATGAGTTCCTACGGCACCGCGACGGTCCCATTTTTTATTTCCAATAATCCAAGATTCTTTAGCAAGAAATGCATTGCTATTACGAATTCCAGAAGCCTTATTAAAGTCTCCAGAGATGTTCTCAAATCCCACAACAAAGGGAAGACGTTTTGTATCTAGATCAGCCTTAACCTGATCTGTTTCCCACTCTTTGTAGTAGTCAATAACATTATGACTCTTCATTAGAATATGCTCCAGTACTGTAGATAAGATACATCATTGACTTTTCATCATCAGTTAGATCATCTGACTCAGGCCAGGTATCTGACCTATCTGTTAAGTATATATAAGACTTACCATCATTGTCCATCATTAAATCAATGAATCCTTTAAACCACAGACTGCTCATAATATCTGAGTCTTGCTCTTTCATCCATTGGGCTAATTCTTTTTGCTCTTTATAAAATAACTCTGTTAGTTTATATATAGGGTCACCAGCAACATTATATGAAACGACCTCTACATAGCCGTATTCAACGAACATCTTTAATATCTCTTCATTCATGTCCATATAAATCCTTAAACTAGGCCAATCGACCAGTCGCTCATGCCATCATTTTGTTGTGGGGGCTGGATAACATTCTTCTCAGCCTCTTCTTTTCGCCTGTCTCTTATAAACTGTTTATAGGTATGCACTTCTATTTCAACTTCTTGGGATTGTTTTTTACTGTTTGCAATGGAGTTGTAAATAGATCCACATACAGCATCTGACAAGTCTTTACTGCCTTTTCTTGGGTGATCTACTTTATCACGAATGATTCTTAACTGCAATAATTCATCTATAAGAAGTGGTATTGAAGGTCCGACAATTCTTTCCTCCCCAACAAGCATTGCCATGTCATCGTAATGTTTTTTGGCAACAGAAAGAGTTTCTGTTTCTATTCCTATCATTCTTAATTCTGCCATAATATCGTGAGAGTTCCATCTATCGAATGTTACCTTTTTAATATTAAATCCACGCGATCTTAAGTCCACAATAAACTGCTTAACCTCTGAAAAATCTACAGATTTATCTGAGGTAGGGGTCCACCATCTTACACAATCTACTACAACTAAAGGACTCACAACATTATGGTTAAGAAAACTTTTTAGTTGCACCCATCTGTCAACGTGTGCCATAGATACAGCACAATGATCATGCTTCTGGGCCAAGTCAACATGTACATAGTATTCTTTACCCTCCTGAGGAATAAACCAGTCTCTAAACCTACCATCATCGTCTACTCCATTGAGTTGCTGATTAAAGCATGATGTAATTTTTTCACGGGACTTAAAGAACGCATCTACTGCATCTGCTGGCATACAAGCGAATCTTCCAAGAGCATCTACAGGGTTGTTAAAAAATGCAATCTTAAAGTCATCTATAGATCTTGTTGGATTCACTTCCCATGTGGGTCGGCGTAGGGCAAAAACCTTTGGATATCTATAGGCATTAATATTATCTTCCTCCCACTCAATGGTGAACTCATTCTCTGGAACTCCTTCTAGTTCATCATCTAGTTTAAAGGTATAAGTTTTTATCTCAATGTCTTTGTCCGCAATTACCGATTCATAGCGCTGCTGAATAAAGTCATTCTTATATCTGGGGAATGATAGAAGAATAACTTTTCCAAAATCTGGAAATCGTGAATCTACGGAGGCTCTATACATATCATAGATCGCTTGACCCGTCTTAGATTGTTCATTTCCACTTGTCGATACTGTGCTAAATCCAGATATCTCGTCAAGAATAACGCATATAACGTTGTATCCCTCCCAAGATTCTCTTTCTGAGTGACCAGAGTGGCATGTAATTGATTTGTCAAACGAAACACTCTGTGCTGTAATGTTATATTTTCCTACGAACCATGGAGAGTCTTCAATTCTTTTACGGAACCCTTTGAAGAATACATTTTTTGCCTGCTCAGAGTTAATGGCGATATTGATAATGTCAATAGAGTCTCCTGGAGGCTTGCCAAAATATTTTGCGGGATCTTTTAGGCAAAGCAATAAATATACAAGATATGTCACGGAGATAGTAGATAGGTAGTCTTTGCCACTACCTTTTCCAAGTTGTAAAATAACTTCATTGCAGGTTTGACGGTATCTTTTATTACCCTCTTCTTCTCCAAGAATTTTTACTAAAGTTTCTTTCTTATAAATTTGAGTCATGGCTCTAATAGACTGATACTGATATGATGAAAGTGGTGGAAGTTTTAGATACTGCTCACTTGTAACAAACTCTTCAATGGATACGGGGTACTCTTCAAACTCGTCGTCCTCCAATGCCGACAAAAAATCATCGAACATCAGAAGCCTTCTGCCTTTCCAGTAACCTGTTCCAGCCTAGTAAACACTTCCTTCTTGCAATGGCTGCAATCTGACACCACTTCTTTTAAAATTTTTACAAGAATCTCCTGCTTACGTTCGGTTTCTATTATCTGTTCTGCAACCTCACTATCTTCAATGAGGCCAGCCTTCTGAAGCATATCTATTTGTTTTTGCTGTATGTCTGCGACTAGTTTAATCCCAGCAGTCTTTTTAGAAAGATCTCCTTGAGTCCCAGATTGACTAATAACATCCCAGCCTTCCTCTATAAGCATAGAGTAATGTTTATCCGCACCAGCCAAAGCCTCTCTAGCACGCATCTGGATCTGCCTATCACTCTGAATAACTGAACGCCATTCATTTAAATAGTCCTGAACATCTGTTCTTTTAAAACCTGTTACTCTTGCTATCTGGTTAGGATTAGTTGTTCCTTTTAAGAATAGGTCAACAACTTTATTGATTCGTTCCCAGCGATCCGCAAGTTCTAATTCAGACATCCATCTTCTTTCTTATGCTCTTTTTAGCGCGAACAATTCCTTTTAGTTTATCAACATAGAAGGAACGATATTCCCCAGTAGCAGGAGAAAAACAATCTATCCAGGTAACATCTTTTTTAATATTATGCGCCAATTGTATGAACCTAAATGTACCACGAATATCTTTAAACTTAAGCATATCCCCTGGCTTGATAACTTCTTTGCCAAACTTAAGTTCATAGAATACTGAGATATCTGGGTTTACTAGATACTTAGGTCGATCTTCTGGATTGGAATTGTTTTTTCTAGCCATGACTCTCCTGTCATCAGGTAGCGAATCCGCTACCACCGCGAGTTGGTGCCCAAACCATTCCTGGACTATCTATGTTCCTAATCATCCTAATTCCACAGCCTGGACAGATGGCGCTGTCCCTTTCATCAATCTTTAGCATGAGTTCAGTAGACGACTCACACTCTATGCATGTAAATGTATATAGAGGCATTACTTCCATGTCTCCTTTTTTGCTATACTCAATAATACCAGATAGCCCATTAGGTCGTCAAGGTCATTATCTCCTTGATATTCTCTACCGCGAGCGAATCTACTTAATTTATCATCAATTCTTACTTTTAGTTGCTCTGCATTATCTGCCTGTGAAAAAATTCTTACTGGGTCAAGTGCTGAGTTTCCATATGCTCTATTTTTTTCAATCAACATATTGGAAAGTCTATTGCATTCATCTAGAATAGCCATCTCTGTTTTATTTACTGGATGGAATTGAGCATCTGGATTTGTTGTCCTAAACATTTCATCTAAGTCTTTTTCTATCATCGCTTACCAAACTTTCTTTGATCTCTTATTAACCCGAATTTTACCAAATATCTGTAAATAGTTTGATGACTTACATTACATTCTTTTGCTATTTCCTCTAAGCCTTTTTTTTCTACGACATATCTTTTTGTCAGATACGCTTTACTTTCATATAATTTAGCCACGATTCACCAAGTTCATGTATGCGTAATATGCCAAGCCGAATGAATCCCCAACATCATGGTCGTCTACTTCTATTCCAAACTTGTTATTAAAATAATCTAAAGTTCTTTGTTTTCTTAAATTTCTTGCGTAGTTTCTGTACCATGTGTCTGTTCTATCTGGATGCTGTAGTTTAATTTCTGCCTTCTCCTGCTTTGTTAAATTTTTATTTCCAATGTAGTTTTGCCATGAAGATGGAGGTACTGTAATAATTCTACCAGGCTCATCGGCTAACTCTGAAACTAAAACCCCAACCACCATAGCCATGTGGATGGCTACTGCCTGAGACTTAACCATAATTGCGGACTCAATACATATGTAGTCTGGGTTAACTTCTTTTTTTATAAACTGTATTTTATTTCTACAGTCAATTACCTTTTCATATATATTGTTGCCATTAAAAACTATCTTCCCCCACTTTATTGGTTCTTCTCCCACTATAGAGAAGGCAAAAGAGTTAGTGGATGAATCTACACCCATTACAGTTTTAGCGTTTTGCTTTATTAGTTTTTTTAACGACATTGGCAATTACCTCTAATATATTCTCTCTACTATTATCTTTCTCAGATTTTTCACATTGGTAGCAAATTAAATTTTCATTATATCTACTCAGCAGTTGTCCGCAGTAGCAGTATCTTTTTTCTCCGCCCAGCCTCTTTTTATTTTCGTAGTACTTTTCCATAATTTTTTTATTTGTTGCAAGTCTACAGCAACTAGGAGTACAGTACTTTTGGTTCTTTTTATTAGACTCAAATGGGTTACCGCAGTTGATACAATTTTTCACTCAACACCGACTTTTAGATTAGTAACTTTCTCCACGCCTTCTTCTCTTTCTAGGCAGGCTTCTGATACGGGGCAACCTTTACATGTCCAGGTAGATTTTGTATACCCTCTTTTGGGAGGAGTATTATTCTCATACATTCCATAAACTTTTTTCATCCAGTCAAAAACGTACTCAATGTACTCACTATTTTTTTCAGTCATCTTTATTGGGATGCATAAAAGTTCATTATCATTCTTATTTTCGTAAAGGACAAAGCCTTCCTCTGCTCCTTCAATTTTCATGTATATTAATAATTGAAGAAGATGACTTGGAGAAGGAACTCCCTCGCCCTTTCTCTGAATAAAGTATTGGTCTTTAATGGTTTTGATTTCACCGATAATTTCTTCATCGTCAATCTCCAAAACTAGGTCAGCAAATCCACGGACGGGTGGACTAACGTTTTTTATTTCTCGCTCATTTTGTTTTAATAGACCAGTTTCTTCTATTAATTTTTCTATTCTTTCATGAGCCGCTGTCCCTGAATTCATAGACGCTATATTGGCTGCTGGAATATTCTCTGTAAACTCTGCACCATTAAATGCTATCCACCAGTATCTAGCGCATGTCCCGTGACCATAGCCTACTGTACTAGGAGCGAAACTAACTTTTTTCTTAAACTCTTTATCCTTATTATTTTTTTGATATGCTGAATTTATCATCTTAATAAACTTTTTAGAGTTTAACTTTGTATCCCTGGGTTGCGTTAACAATGACGCTATTAGATTCTTAGCCATAATTAACCTAAATTATACCTTACTATATACTTAAGAGAGTCTACAAGTTTATCAAGCGAGTCCTTTGTTGAGTAGTAAACATTCTTCTTAATATTATTTGGAGAACCTGTTGGACCTTTTGCGGCTGTAGAATACCAGGCTGCTAGAATTCCAAACTTTGCTGATAGAGCCTGCAGTTTAGCAATAAGAGTTAGTGCCTGGGTTGGAGGTATGTCTGGCTTAGAAATAATTTTTACAATAGCCGCCATTGCTTCATCAAGACCGTCATCTCTGACAAAATCATGAATGTCAGCGAACTCTGACACCTGATTAATCAAGTCGATTGTGTTATCCATCTAACTCCTCCAATAGTTCTTCCAATATCCCCCACTCTATTACTGCCAGCCTAGTCTTACGATTTCCAGATCCTAAAACTAGCATGAGTAAAGGGTTTTTTGTGTTATCTGTTTTTAGGCAATCGGTAACGATCTTAGCCCAAATATCTTCATTGATAGATATAGACTTTGAATATTCTTTTACGTCTACAATAAATCTTTCCGTGTTTCCATCTGCCTTTTGATATTTCCCGCGACCACTATTTTTATGAGCCTTAGCACCCATTCTTTTAAGTTCTGATCTCTCACTCATATGACAGCCTTGCGCTGTTCATATGGTTGTTCGGGCACTTCCAAAATACTTTTTTATTCTGAGAGTCGTACTTTCCTGATGTTACTGTTTCAAAGCACCCTGGCTCTGAACAAGTAAATGATCCATCAATATCTTTTAATGACCTAGAATCTTCTGAGTTTCTGATAAATTGTTTTGGATCTATCATATCTTCTCATATACCAAACGGCTTAATTCTTCCTGCATATCAAGGTCTTCTCTAACCCTTGCAATAACATTGGCACGACCTTGAATTCTTTCTTCCAACACGGTGTACCAGGCTCCGCCACGCTCAATCACTCCAAGCATTTCTGCGGTATCAACAAGGTCTGCGATCCAATCAACACCGACATGGCCTCCCTGGAAATAAAAATCGTAAGACCCTGCGATAAACTGTGGCCCCGTTTTATTATAGTCAATTGTCCAGTTTACTGGCCTACCTACCTTCTGCTCAATAAGTTTATCCCCAACTGCGATTTTATCTTTAATAGATGACGCTTCTGCTTCACTAGACCATAGTTTAATAATGGTACTAGAAAAGAACTTTACAGCCATTCCGCCAGTAGGAATATGGCTAGCGTGCATAGAACCAAACTGATTGCGCTGCTGTGAGATAAGTATGAGCAATGTTTTATCATTAACATAGTTAAGCATTTTGACTGCATGTGTCATGTCTTTTGCTTCTGCGCCAATCTGCTTAGTGTCTTGTAGTTGCTTTAACTCTGAGCCATCTTTTTCAAAGTAGATTGCAGGAAGCAAGGCAGATATTGAGTCTACTACTAGTAGATCGACTCCCGAATGAATCAACTGGGTGCCCACATCTACCATATCATTTATTGTTTTTGCTGATGAGTAGATCAAAGATTGTGAGTCTACCCCTAGTTTTTCTGCCCATTCTGGGGAATATGATTGTTCTGAATCTATCCACGCGCAGAGTTTACCCTCTTTTTGTGCCTCCGCTATTAGTTGAAGGCAGAAGGAAGACTTGCCTGCACTTTTATTACCCCATATAAGTACTTGACGACCATATGCTAGGCCACCCTTTAGAGCAACATTGAGCGATAAACTTGGGGTCTTCTGTTTCTGTATTTCTACATTAGCGGCGCTGCCGACCATCTTTCTTATTTTTGGATCTAGCCTTGACAATACTTCTTCCATCATCATATCGCTCATTAAAATGACTCTCCAATACTTCAGCGATCTCTTTAATTCTATCGTTTCTAGAACGACTTAACGTATCAATTATTTTTTGCATTAGTTCCTCATCGTGACCACGAATAACTAACAACTTTTCATTATCCGCTCCATGAAGAAAGTATGCATTCATTATATCATCCACGAACGCCGTGCAGCCTTGGACGACCCTTATTAATTTTAGCCTTGCTTCTTACAGTTTTTTCTAATGAATGAACAACTTCACCGTTTTCTCGCAAACCTTCATACAGATCGCATACGCGGATAATAATATCTGCAAGTTCTTCTACTACTTGGTCATGGCCCTTTGATTTTCTTAGAGCCTCTAATACCTCAGTAGCCTCTGAATGAATCATGGCAATTTGCTTTGCAAAAAATATAAACTTGTCGTCAATAGATCCTAGTGGGTCCCAGAATCCTTTTTCTACTGCAGTTTCGTGCAAGTGGGTAGATAATCTATCTAAATTCATTTAGTAAAACCTTTCAATGATAGAGCGCCAGAATTTGTTTCTGAGAAAACTGGGCTGCAATGTGTTCCTGGCCTCATTCTGACTAGTGATTCAGCGTATACTGAGGGGAAGACAATAACAGAGAATAACTCTTTATCTTCATTAGCAAGTACCGCATGGGCCATCTTGTCGCCCTTCTTTGTTTTTCTTGGTTCAACGTCTACTACAAAGTATTCGTCTGGCCCAAGCACCATAGTCTTAGCCCTGAGAAATTGTACAAAAGATGATGTATTGTTGTCAAGACTATCTGGGGTGAGGTAGGATGCTATCCTATTATCGGATACAAGGAAGATATATATCTTACCAGGCTCAATCTGGGTATCCTGACTATGGAAGACTCCAACACTAGCAGTCTTATCTACAATCTCAACACGGCTCCACCCCTCACCACGCTTGATAGATTTAACCATAGCCATAACTATAAAGGCACCGCCCTCCTCATACTCTTCTAATGGCTTGAAGTATGACTCTACCCATCTTGGAATATTAGTTACAAACTCAGGAATGTTAAGGTACTCATACAAGAACTCTCTTTCGTTTCCTGTTCGCGGGTTGTCTGTAAAGGCTGCTGCCCCAATTTTATTCAAGGCGTCTACGGCCCTACTGTTTACCCCAGACCCCTTCTTACTTGTAAACTCAACAAAGTCTTCGTATGAAGAGAATGGCTTCTTGGCAAGAATCTTTTTAGCAATTCCTTCTGAAATATACTTCACATTCCCCAGACCGAATCTGATTGCATCACCCTCTAGGGTAAAGTCCTCCCCAGACTCATTAATGTGTGGAAGCCTAATCTTAATATTCATACGCTTTGCTTCAATGAGGTAGTCCGTTCTCTTATCCTTGTCATTCTCGTTTTTAAGCAAAGAGAACATAAACTCTACTGGGTAGTATTTCTTTAACCATGCAGTCCAGTAGGACAAAGTAGAGTACGCTACAGCATGGCTTTTATTAAATGAATATCCTGCGTGAGCCTCAAACGTGTGCCATAGTTTCTCTGCTGATTCCTCAGAGATGTTCTTCTTAGCACCAGAGATAAACTTATCTTTAAACTGGTCGAATTCCTTTGCATCCTTCTTCTTGCCAATAATTTTACGGACCTTATCGGCCTCTGCCATCGTCATACCGCCAAGACCAACACAAGCCTGCATTACCTGTTCCTGGTAAAGAACACACCCATAGGTATCCTGTGTAAATTCTTTCATGATGGGGTGGATGTATGAGACTGCCTGACGCCCCTTCTTCCTTTTAATATAGTCTGCGCCAATAGTATTCATTGCACCAGGACGAACAAGGGCATTAGATGCAGCAAGTTCATCAAGGTTACTAACACCCATCTTTACTAGCAGGTTTGTGTATGGAACTGCTTCTGCCTGGAATACACCCTTTGTATATCCAGCAGATAGATCTGCGTAAACCTCATAGTCATCTAGAGGAATCGAATTAAGATCAATACTGATGCCCTTTCGCTCCTTAACATTATTAATTGTGTCCTTAATTACTGTTAAAGTTTTTAGACCTAGTGCATCAATTTTAATAAGGCCAATCTCAGCAGCCTGTTCCATATCTACAGCAACGACAGGAATTCTGCTGTCACTCTGAGTATCTTTTCTTGTCTCCATTGGAGCGTACAAAGAGATATCAGTCTTAGCGGTTACGATTCCAGCAGCGTGCAAACCAGTACCACGAATTCTTCCACGGAGTCTGTCTGCATATTCTACTATTTCTGGATATTTGTCTCTGAATTCCTTGGCCCCTGGAGTACGGATAAATTCTTCCCATGTCTCAATACCTTTCAATGCTTTATTTACTTCTGACAAGGGGATGTTAAAGGCTCTAGCAACGTCCCTGACAACACCCTTGTCCCTAAAAGTATTAAACGTTGCAATTGATGCAACATGCTTATACTCATCAATAAGATACTCTTTTACCTCACCTCGACGGCGGTCCTCGTAGTCTGTATCGATATCTGGAAAGTCATTTCTCTCTGGATTAATAAACCTAAAGAATAGTAGACCCCACTTAATTGGATCTACCTCAGTAATTCCTAGTGCGTAACAGACTAGGCTTCCTGCTGCAGAGCCTCTTCCTGGGCCAACGAGAATTCCCTCACCCTTAGCCCATGAAATCATGTTCGCTACGACAAGGAAGTATGAAGCAAAGTTCTTTTCTTTAATAATCTTTAGTTCTTCATTTATTCTTTCAAGATACTCTGGCTCAATTAGATCTCTGCTTCTCAGCCCATCCATAGCAAGTTGACGTAGTTCCTGATCTGGGTCTTTATGGCTTACAGGAAGTAGATCAACATCCTTCTTAATGTCATACTTAGAGATCTTTTCAGAAATCTCTACAGTATTTTCATAGATATCCTCACGGTCGATACCTTGAGAAATCATTCTTTCTTTCAGATCTGTGTAATTCATTAGCCAAATATCAAGATCCTTGAAAGACATCTGACGCTCCCCATAGAGATAGTCCAGCCTCTCCATAAGATCCTTAATCTTACGACTCTTACCGAAATCTGATTCCTTATCTATCTTTGGATGTGTTCCAAGGATAAGCATGATCTCTTCTGCTATACGATCCTCTGGTGCAGCATAGTGGCAGTCCAGGGTTACCGCTGATTTAATGCCCCCACTATCGGCAAGACTAAGCAGAGCGAGATTGAGAGATGCAGGGTTGTGTGGCTGTATTTCGATGTAAAAATCTTCCCCAAAAACATCTCTAAACCATCCAGCGTATTGTTTCGCAAGTGTTTCATTATTATTCTCCAATGCCTTTGCGATAATCCCATTCATGCAGCCAGACAGTACAACTAGACCATCGCCATACTTTTCTAGCATGTCAAAGTCCGTCCTGGGCTTAACAAAAAATCCTTCCTCCCAGGCATTCTCTGAAAGTCTGTTAAGATTATCTAACCCAGTATCGTCCTTAGCAAGAACAATAAGGTGGTTATAGATTTGATCATCTGGGGTTCGCTCCTTTTTAGAGCGCTTGTCTAGTCTATCTGTAGTAAAGTATGCCTCTAGACCTAGAATCGGCTTTACACCGTGATCATTAGCCGCCTTTACAAGTTCCCTGTGCCCACTAAGAGATCCATGATCAGTAATACTAAGTGCCGACATTCCAATGTCAGAAGCCCTCTTTATTAGTTCTTCTGGCGAGGAATATCCATCTAGGAGACTATAATATGAGTGTGAATGATGATTATGAAACATTTTTCTCCAATAAATGAGTAAGCACTAGGAAGTATATCCTAGTGCCACTCAACGATCAAGTATTTTACCAGTCAACTGCTGTGCTGGATGAAGTGTCAACATCTACACCCATGTAGAATGCTTCCTGATCTGGGTACTTAACCTGACGAACAGCAACCTTCTCAAGTTCGAATGGCTCAATTCCAGCCCAATCAAAAGCCTCTGAGTCTGTAGCCAATGGAATCAAAGTGTAACTTGTCTGAGTCCCTGTGCCGCTTCTCTTAAGACGCCATTGAAGGTTTGAAATAGACTGAGTATCGCCTGCGTACTCAATAAGAATATTCGTTGCCGCAGACTTAGGGCCAACACCCTGGGACCAAACTGCTACATACTCCTCATTACCGTCGTCCACAATTACATTAGTGTAAAAACGGAGGCGTGCCTTCCAGCCTGCCTTGGGGTCCTTACGATGCATCTCACATCCAAAGCAGCGACCCTCATCATCTAGGCTACAAAGCCCCTTGCGTCGATAATCTCTTGGATTAGTATGTTCTGCCACAACAATGGCAAGGCCGCGACTCTTATCATAATTTGGTGAGTCTGGGTCAAGTTCGTTAACGAATCGAATCTTTACGCTCTGACCATCTTCCAACTTTAGCCAGCGTGCGCGAGCGCCTTCATCCATCTGGGGGCGCTCCATCTTACTCTTGATATTCTTTAATCCTGTAATAACTGACATATTATATATCTCCTAAAAATATTTGACCCTATGCATGGGCCTATGTGAATATTATACAGCCAATACTAACTTATTTCCAGCGTTATTGAATAGATTTATAATTTCGCTATCTTCTAAATCTCCAATATCCTTACCTTTATTAAGATGTACTACATCAACTTCTTTATTCAAGAACTTATTAATTTTATCTACTAGCGCTTTTCCCGCTTCATCGTTATCTGGACAAACTATAACACTAGAAGAATACTTTTGCAATAAAAATATTTGAGTCTTACTTACTGTAGCCCCTAACGTGGCGACAGCGGGAATGCCAAGTTGCCAGAGTCTAATAGCATCGAAAGACGACTCAACCACCACCACCCTCTTGTGCTTAGATCTATTAAGGTTAAACAAAACCTTGCTTTTAGGCAGTCCCGTACTGTTCTTAAAAGACTTACCTTCTATAGATCTTCCAACAAAGCCCACACATTTAGATTCAATATCAAATACTGGGACAGTAACCATGTCCTGTTTTTCCGAATAGCCAAGCATTAATTCTTTCTGTGCGTGCTGTGAGATTTTACGGGATAGAAAGTATTGTTGCGCCCTAGTATTGGATAGAAGGTTGTTGTTTAATTTAGAAATAAGATCAGTATCGAACTCTTTTAGTTCAGTCGGTTTATCAATAACTTCATCGATCTGCTCTGCTATGTTGGTCTGACTGCGCTTTGAATTTATCAGCCTTGTTGCCTCAAAGTAATTACGCTTAGTTGAATGCATGACCATATCTATAATAGATCCAGATTCTCCACATGCAAAGCAAATAAACATGCCATTATCTTTATCTATTTCACAGGCTGGTGTATTTACATTATAATGATATGGACAAAACACTAGGAAGTGTGTATCTATTTCATTACCTATTTTAATATCGCAGGCTTTTAGGGTCTGTTGTATCTGTCCTGCTGTGTAAAATCCATTGGTATTAAATTGTTGCCGCTTACCGCTAGATAACATTTAGCCTTTGCCTTTCCAATAAAAACACCATATATGGTCAATAAAAATGTGTACTTGTCGTTCTTATATTTTAGGCTAAATGCAGGCTCTACGTCAAGGTGCGGGACATATCCATTGGATCTCATTAGGTCAACAAGAATAGATTCATAGCGCTCTCGCACTCTAGGAATTTCAGAATCATCTTCTATCATTCCATCAATATGAAATTCTTTTATTCTTTTATGACCAACAAAGTCCACACTACATTATACCTGTTAACTATTCAATTACGTCCGTTATTTCTTTGAACATACCCTTGTCAAAATCTACTTCAAGATAGAAGTCTCCATTGTATCCGTTCCTATTTTTTCTAAAGGCACATTCCAAAACAGGTGAGTTTGCTTTTCTTCCCATAGCAAGCAGGAAGTCTGCATCATATGCAATCTGTCGTGACCATGCAACCTGACCAAGTTGTGGCACAGACTCAAGATCCGATGCATCATCGGGGGTAGCAGATGCAATTGCGATAATAGGAAGTTGCTGCGATATGGCAAGAAGTTTTAGTTCCCGTGAAAGATTTTTAATCTTTACAGTCTCGTTGACAGAAGTTAGCCCATTGTCAGACATTAGTTGAAGATAGTCAACTATTACTATGTCAGGTCTATACTGATCTATCTTTGCAGCAATAAGGTTGGGGGTCATCTCTGACCCAGTATCATTTGATATGATCTTAAATGGTGGACGACCAGAAAGATACTTATCTGCCCACAACCTAAACTCATCGTCTGTAATTCTTCCAGCACTCAGCGCTCTGTGAGAAAAGAATCCATCTGAAATAATTGTAAAGATTCTATTCCGTACCTCAAACTCAGTCATCTCAAGACTAATAATCATAGGCTTATACCCACGCATCCACGCCTGTACTGCAAAATACAATGCCAGCCAAGACTTTCCAATAGCAGGATATGCTAGCAAAACGCCAAGTTGTCCTTTTGATATGCCCATTGGAAGGCAAACATCAAACGCTGTGATGCCAGTTTTAATTCCAACGTTTCCATCTTCAGCCGACTTTCTTGTCTGCTCAAAATACTGTATAGCGTTCTCAACATCTGTAACATCGATATCCCTTACCTTGGCCCCAATACGAGACATTTTTGTAATATCTTTTGTTAGATCTGACAGCGCCTTGGCGGATTCATTGTTATTAACTGTTGAAGCAGCACGACGCAAAGCATTACGAATAGACTCGTCTAGAAATGCCTGACGTAGTTTATCAACATGATAGATAGTGGGACCAGAATCTACTGGATCAAAGTCTCTGAACCTAGTGGCAAGAAGATCTGAGTCAGGAACCTGTCTAGTTTGATCGTAGTAGTCTTTTATAAAGCCCCAAACATCTGAGCAGTCTTGAATAAGTTCATCGGCATTATTGTCAAACAGAACGTGGATATCCTTGTTCTTACATACTGATGATATAACCTCTACTTCTTCAAGATACGCCATTCAGGTACTCCGCTCTTAGTTCTTGTGTCTTCCTACGTTGTTCCGACCTTAGCATAGCATCCTTTTCCGCGCCAATTCTAGAAATATGTAGTGAAGAAAAATTATTTACAAACCATGATAGGGGATGCATGTCTTTAGTCAATTTAAAATAATAAGATAGTGTTTGCTCTATATTTTCGTAGCCAAAATCTTCTATAAGAGACAGAAAAGCCCACTTTTCCTTATACTTATTTATTGTTGGACTGATGCCATACTTCTCTCTATACAGCCTTGTGTATTCTGATATTAAAGAGTAGGCTTCTTTATCTGAGTTACTTCTTGCCATTAATATCGGCCTCTATTTCTTGGACACGATCTATCAACTGTGTCTCAACAAACTGATACACGCGATCCATGGCCTGAGAAACAGTTTCTTCATTTCTTACATAATCTTCTACACCAAGATCTATATGAATAGATTCATAGTTACCAAGATTTCTTACGAACTTCAATCCCACCTTCACCCGTGTCGGGTTCATTTCCTGGGTCATCTAATGTCTCCAATGCCGTAGTAAATCCAATTGGCTTGCCCTTTTCTTCCTCATCTGATTCTTCATCGGGGCCAGATAGGAACTTGCCTAAATCATACCATGCCCTAGCGACGCTAATCAATCCTTCTACGTTTGATACTTCTTTTGCAATATCACCCGCTCGCATAAGATTAATTGCTGCTGCTAAAAGGGCACTTTCTGTACATATAGTTTCACCTATAAAATCTACCAGTTTATCATCTTCAGATTTTTCTTTCTTTGCCATTAAAAATCTACCGTCCTCCATACTGGTATAAACTCGCCATTTTCATTTTGCACATACAGAACATCTCTACGGCCAAGTTTAGCATCTACCTCTTCTTTTGTCACGGTTCTTTTTAGCGGTGTGATAGCGCCATCATTCCTTGGCCTGCCATAGTGCAAATTGGCAAAATAGTCTTGAATGTCCAGTATGTCATTTTCATTAAAATAAAATTTACCTTTAGGCCCAGACCTTTGAGGCTGACGAATATTACCCTCGTTAATCCCCACTCTTATTCTTTCTGGGTGTCTATTTACCATTCTGGCAACTTCATTAATTAAATATGCCTTCTGTGCATGTTTCTTCATATTTTTATATGGATATTTAACTATTTTATTTTGAGTATAGTTAAATGTTGTACACACATCTGCTGGTTTATTAATATGAATAACGTGATGAAGTTCTCCGTTAATGAATAACTTCCTACGGCGCTTTGGAGTTTTTAAAACCCCATATCTTTCCCTGTAAGATAAAGAGTTTCCTTCTTCATTATCCATCTACCAAAGCCTCCGTACTTTTCTGGGTATCTCAATGACCAACGCGCTCCGCATCTAAGGCAATACAATTCAATATGTATGTCAGAGGATAGTGTTCTATCCACCATTACCTTACCCTGACATTTTTTGCAAAACATTTATGCCTTAAATACCTTTCCGTCCACGACACAGGTATAGTCATGAATTTGAATTAGTTGCATATGAGGATAATCATCTACTACATGAGCAACAGCAAACCCTGCCTGCCAATTCTTTTGAATAGAATAATCCATCTGCGATTCATCACATAGATGGCCAATTTCATATCCACGCAGTTCTTGTCCGCTCAAATTGTATGTCTGGAAGTACGCTCCCATTCGATGAGAATGGCCTCGTACAAGAGATACACCCCAGTTATTAACATCATTGCGTACTGATTCTCCAGAGTGCTTTGAGATTGACTCTCCATGATGACCATACATATCACCAAATCGCTTTACTGGCGGGTCTTGCCATAGATGCCATTCGAACCCAGACTTAGAATACTCATATAAAGTATCTGCTGTTACTAGTTCCAGGAATTGCGGCGCTTTCTTAGCAAGGTACTCGCCGTGGCGAGTCCAGCCATGATTCCCATCGTGAAAATGACAATCACCCTTGGGGACAATAGCCCGTATTTCTTTAAGAAAGTTTCTTGTGCCATCTACGCCTCCATCATTAATAGATACTGACATTTCACCTGGCTTATCGGCAGCCCATCTACTGGTAGAGTCAGCATCATCGATATCGCCTAAAAGATCAACTGCGTCAGGCTTAAACCATTTCATAACCTTAAGAAATAGTTCTACCTTGCGTGGATCGTGTCTTGGAAAATGCACATCACTACACATCATCCATCTAAGATCATTTTTTGCTTGCGTCATTTCTAGCCTTTCGTCGGCATTGTCTTGAACAATAATCCCAGTAATGCTCTCTGATTACTGGGACGGTGTAAATCTTATCACAATAGCCACAAGTCTTGTCAACCTTTATTGGCCTGCAAGTTGATCTACATTTTACACGGGTTTTCATTATTGACGGAATCCCATAAAATTCTATTCCACAATGCTTGCAATTCTTTTTAATCCAATTTGGATGAAGTTTATACATGGAAACAGTTCTCATACCATGCGCTTTATCATGCTCTCTTCTAGAGCATAGAAAAAGATTTTCTATTCTATTATCATTCTTTATTTCATTTATATGATGAACTGTTTCACCAATGTATAACTGTCTACCCATATATTTTTCCATAACTAAAATATGCTCATAGTACATATTGTCAATAGACCTTGGATGTTTAGATGGGACTAAAACATATCCAGACATATTTTAGGAAGTAGAGCCAGAACCAATAGCAATATAGTTAACTCTAACTGTTGTGGCTTTCTTTAGATCAGTAATTAGTTTAAGTCTTGCGGTAAAGTTCTGATTAGTGATAGAAGTAATTGTTAGGCTGCCAATTGATATGCCCTGCCCCTCGCTTTTATAGTCAATAATGGAGGAAGTTACATATGGTGATGACTGAAAGTTTGTGCCATCTGGGAAGTTAAACTTGATATCATTTACTACCCCCGTAGCGGTTACGTTTACTTCCTGAGATCCTAGTGCAATCTTAACAACATCATCTTCTTTACGACCAATGGTATTACCATAAACTTTAACGATTTGCCTTTGATCGTCGGCAGGAACCTTAATACTATTAACCTGACTAATTATTGCATTAAGCAATTCATAGGTTACTGGTTCGCCGTCACTAATGGGATTAATCATCCAACTTTGCCTCAAGTTCAATAATCTTCTTATCGCGTGCCTGAATTTGCTCAGTAGCCTGAGCCTTCATAACGGCGAGTTTTGTCTCGTAGTCGCTGGTCATCTGACCGATACGCTGCTGTAGTTCTTGTACAATAAGTTCTAGTGTTTGTGACATTTTATTCCTCTCTGTTGAAAAAAATTATAGCATGTTTTTATAAGATATTTCCAGTTAATATCCAGTTGTTTAAAGACTTTGCTGTCAATTTTGCGGTAGTCCATTGACCAGACAAAGTTCTTCTATTTAAGAATGAATTTAATGATGCAGAGGTTGTAGTTTGTATTGCAAATATAACGCTACCAGATCCGCATTGAATAAAATCAATTTCAGTTTTATTATCGAATATAGCATTAAATGCAACAGGAATAATAATAACTGTTGATGCTGTAGATGAAACATCTAATCTAGACCACGCATCTGTTGAAGTTAAAGTATAAGCGCTAGCAGTTATATCTACAACATTTTTTTGAGAATTTTTAAGAAACCCAGATACATTTAACACATTAGAATCATATGTTAGCCTACCCGCACCGAGTCTAATTTTTCCTGTTATATCTATATGGTCTGGAGGATTATTGCCCCAAAAATTACTTACTGTTGGTACGTTTAAAATGATTCCATCTATTTTTGTTAAAGGAGAAGAAGGTCCGCTGTATCCACTAAACTCTCCTGTATATGCATATCCCATATTTATAGATCCAGAAGATGCAGTTAATTGACTAAAATCATAATTATTAAATATTCCTTCTTGAGATAATCTACAAAAATATCTATTATATAAAGAATTAAAATCTAAAGATGCTGTAACTACATAAAAAACATATGTCGATGACCAAACCCTTGTATCTGAATTTTTTGTAACACTATTAAATATTAAATTAGGTTTTGCTATTGGAGAGCCATTCAAAAATGCATTTCCAGAAACAGAACTACCATCGATATAGAAATAATTTCCTGCACCCATTGATTTTTGATCTCTAGAAGTGGTTAAAATAAAGTTTCCAGACTGCATTGCATCTGATACTGAAGCGGTTCCTATTATATTTAATATATTATATGAAACTCCAGCGCCTATAAGTAATTCTTTAATATTTCCTTTATTAGCAGTAATATTTCCACTTACTTGAAGTTTTCCAGTTATATTATTAAATAAAATACTTCCGCTAGCAGTTGATCCATAAATTCCAGAAGAAGATAAAGATAAAAACCCATTATTAGTAGAAGCAGTTAAAGAACCACCAAGTCTTAAATTACCTGAAATACTTCCAGATATTGCATTTATACTTCCTATGACAGATAAAGTATTATTATTAAAAGTAAGGTTACCAGAACCTAATTTAAAGTCGCCAGATAAATCAATAAAGTCTGGTGAATTTCCAGATTTATAATTCTCTAAACTAATTCCCTCTAAAGTATAGATTCCATTATTAAGATCAAAATAATTATCTTGTCCAATAAATACATACCCTATAGTAAATGATCCAGACGATGCAGATACTCCGTCAAAATTAAAAAAGTTTCCACTAGGATGATTATTAATAGGGGGAGTGACAATTTGGCATAAATATCTATTTATAAAATGTGAATAAGTACCCCAGCCTGGTAGGAGTATAGAACTGTCATATTCTGAATATGATGCAGTTAAAACCCTAAATAATTGAGGATGAAATACTGATGCACTAACGTATGTATCTTGTTCAAAACTGAGAAGTTGATTACTTTCATTAATAAAACCATGACTATAAGATGAAGTACTGAATGTATCTGTTAGTTTGAAAACGTCGCCTCGTTTTAATTTTCTATTGAACTGAGTGGCAATATTATTTCTATATTCCGTAGAAGTCATAATAAACAAACCAGTCATAGAGGAAGAAAATGCTGCTGATGGAGTTGAAACACCTATAATGTTAAGGACTGATGACTGGTTTGGACCAATATCTAAATCATTAATTTTTCCAGAATTTGCTATAACTTCACCACTAATAGATACCTGTCCAGTTATATTATTATATATAAGGCTGTTACCGCTTGCCGTTCCGAATATTCCTGAAGACGATACTTGTAGTAAACCATTATTATTTGAAGCAGTTAAAGACCCTCCAAGGGTAAGATCTCCCTCTAGTACTCCCTCTGTTGCTTCAATTCTTCCGCGAACTGCAACATTGGAAAAAATAGCATTGCCACTATTTCCTAGATACCATCCAGTACTTCCAAGATCTTTTCCGTCCCAATTTTCATAAGATACTGAGAAAATATCATTCACGCTTGCTGATAAAACTTGAACAAGTTGATCATTGTCTAGGTACTCAATTACAATGTCATTAGATGGACTTGCTGTAAATTCACGATCTCCAACGTTATTAGATAGAACTTTGTAAAAATTTTGTCCAGTTGAAGATCCTGTTAAAGATATGGCCATCCCTGGCAAAATTCCTGACGCAGTTCTATTTTGAATTACAATAGGAATAAAGCCATCGAATCCATATGATGATATGTTTGCAGACTCTAGCCTATTGACACCCTGTGAGTCAAAGTATGACATTAGTGGCTCAAAGGAATCATTGGTGGGATCTGAATTAAAATTATTAGTTGCCATTCTTTACCGCCTTGCTAAAGAATGGTTTATTTGATGAATTTGTTTGAAGCCACTCTCCACTCCATTCTCCATTCTTTTTTGTATATCTTGCAATAGCAACATAAAACATATAACTTGGCTTATCTCCTATATCAAAAGTTCTCGTATAAGATTTTACCAAAAAATTTTCTTCTAGACTTAATGAGTAGGTAGGTGGAGTTTTAAAACTTATTTCTGAATTATCAAACATCGATAATAACTTATCACCGCTTCTAATCTTACCATCATAGTTTCTGTATGCATATATTGGAATATCTCTGACAATCCAAGAAGAAACGCCAGTAGGCTTTTCTTTAACATTAATTAATTTTTGAAAAACTGGCGCGTCTGGAATTTGTATTGTGTATTTTTTTTGCTTCTTTTTTCCAGTAATTTCTGTTATATAATTGCTTATTTTACTAGTAGTAGCACTATTTTGAGTAGGTTGGTAATCATTTTGAACTTTAAGAACGATGTAGCATCCTGTTTTATCATTTGAAATTCCTGATTCAATTACTTGCGCTTGCCTATCATTTAAATTAGTTAGGGTAGAGTGGCCAGCAACAATTTTAATAGTGTCGCCATTAGAAAATTGATTTCTTGGTTTTATTGTGTCAAAGTACAGCCTTAGTCGATAGTGTGATAGTCCTATTGATGGTCCTTTATTATATCTAATAAAACCAAACTCATTTTCAGAAAAGGTATTAGTATAAACAGTTACAGGAGGAGAGTATGTAGTGGTCACCTTACTCATTAGCGGGGCAGCCGTAGGAACTCTTAAACTTATTGCTGCAGATCTGGCGATATGCTCAAAAATACTTCCTTCTACAACAAAACTAACAGTATCTCCTGGCTGTAGTTTTTTAAGATTTAACCGACTCATGACACTCCATAGTTAAAACCTAGAGATAATGAGTATTCTATTGTAAGCGGAATAGAGGCAGGCTTTTTAACTGGTGCCGCCAGTACAGCCCTAGAGATCATCCCATAATTAGTATCTATAACATAGGAACCAAGGTCTATTCTTAGACCATCTAATAAAATGGTCTGTGAGTTATTCTGCCAGAATCTAACAAAATTAATATCCGTCCAGGATGGATTGCCTACGATGGTGGCATTTCCTTTTTCTACTTCTGAAATAAAGTATCCTGATGCTGTAGGGGTAGTAAATGTCAAAGTGTAGTAGTTTGAAGAATCAGTATAGAATCTAAAATTAACACTTGCCGTTGTTATATTATTATCTAGGCCAGCCAATCTAAACGTATCTTGAGAGGTGTATCTATTAATATACTCAAGGGTGCCGTCTGTTGAAGAGTACTGTAAATAGTCTGTAGATCCACCAGTTTGGGGGATGGAGTAAAGTTGTGACCCTATTCTGGCAGTAGTTGTACTTACTAATTGTGACCCAGACGCTGTTCCAAATTTAATAAAACTATCCACGTTGTCAAAGTCAAATATTAAAGAGCCATTCATTCCAATTGATGAATCTAGTACTGGTGATGGGTACAAAGCAACTTCTCTAATTTCAGACTGGAAGGGGTCATTTATTGTTCCAGAGTAAACTAAGATATCATTATTATTTTCTATCTGTAAAGAACTTCCTATAACTTTTGTGCGTCCAGTTTCAAATTTCAATGTGCTATTGGTTATCAGACTAGATGATGCACTCAATACGTTTGCGGAATCGCCTATTCCATAGGCTATAGTATTTGCAAAACTTGGTATAATGCCAAGGAGAGATTTTATTACAATAGATCTTCCAGCGACAGTAAGGGCATTTTTCTGCTCATAAACGAGGGTATCGTCTAAATAAAATCTATAAATACCATCCATAATTACTCGCCCTCCGCGACACGGGTTTCTATTCCATCTTCATCTACTTTAACTACTATGGCCTTCAGACTCTCTATTATATCATTGTTAATGTTGATATTTAAATCATAGTAGGGTTCGCCAGAAGCATTATAATTCAACTCAAAGAATTCTAAAAATCTTATATAGTAATAGTTAGTACTATTTGGATCTGATTTTGCAAACTCTTTTGTTAATATATCTGTCACTCCTAAAAGAATTTCAGATGCTAGTGCGGACTCATTAGATTCAGACTGATTATTTTCTAATGGATCTGTATAAAGAAGATCTCCCTGAAACCCTGAATTTGCAGGCACTTGATTAATGCCATCATAATCTATTCCGGCCTCAAGAAATTCTCTAGTCGATTTAATTAATGACATTGTTATGCGCTCTACTTCTTTCTTAACCTTTGTGTCAATGTTGGGCATCCAAATACGTTCGGCATCTTTAGGGTAGGATATATCTGCACCAAAATTTGTTTTTGGAATATTTGCATCAATGGTGCCTGTGGCAGAGCGTGTAGTTGGAACATCAGATGCTGCAGAGGTAGCATCATCTTCAACCGAATCATCTTCTTCCCCGCCACCCTTGCCGCCTCCACCATCTACGGCTAGTTCGGATATTAAATCTAATTCATTCTTTAGGGTTTTATTTTCTTCTTTAAGTTTTTTTACATCCCCCTGTAATTCATTAATTAATCTAAGAATAGCGTCAATATCTTTTTGATTAAATTTACCGTCGTCTAGTACTGGTGGAGGCTGGATTACTCCCCCGCCTGGAGGTTTATCTGGGCCTCCCCCGCCTGGAGGTTTATCTGGTCCTCCTCCGCCTGGAGGTTTATCTGGACCTCCTCCGCCTGGAGGTTTATCTGGACCTCCTCCTCCGTTGTTATTGCCTCCTCCGCCAGTTTTTGGAGGAGGAATATTTCCCTTAATATTTGAATCTAATGCTCTATTAAGTTGTTGAGTAAAATATCTTTCTTCATCCTCAGATAGATTGCCTTTGTTATTAGACATACTTCTAGCAAGTTGCCTTAACTCTTCTGCCTCATTCTGAGTTAATTTTCCAGCCTGTCTCAACTCATTAACTTTATCAATGCGTCTTTGTTCCTCTGTGGCATTATTTGGTGGCGGAGGAGGCGGTGGAGGTGGTGGTGGCGTAGGCGCAGGAGTAGGTGTAGACACAGAAATAGGGGTAGGCGCAGGCGCTGGCGGAGGTGGTGGCTTTGGCGCTGGCGGAGGTGGTGGCTTTGGCGCTGGCGGAGGTGGTGGCTTTGGCGCTGGTGGAGGAGGTGGCTTTGGCGCTGGTTTTGGCGGCGGGGGTGGTGGTTTCGGGGCTGGTTTTGGAGGATTCTTAGCCATTACTCTCCCACCTCAATTATTTCTATATTCATGGAAGGTCCATTGGATGTTACTGCGTGAGATATAGATGATACTGCAAAAACTCTATCTCCAAAGTTTGGCTCATCTTGAACATAGCCACGACTCTTATCGTATATTCTAATTTTATCGCCTAATTCTAATAATGGATTGGGGTATATTTCCATGGACAGTTTTAGCCTTTGCCTTCCACAATATTTTATAATCCATTTCATTAGATTTTTTGCTTGGCTTGTGGTTTGAATATACTGACTGTCTAGATTAAATGACTGAGAGCCATATATAGATAGGTTTCTTTCTCTATCTGCAACTTTACGCTTTTTCTCATCAACATTATCAAAGTAGTCTTTCATTGTAATAGTTCCAGAACTTAATTCCTCTACTCCAATTCCAACTATATATAATGGCAAACTACTCTCCTCTCCAAGAAGAATAGGGCCAGAGGAAGTGTTAACAACTATGATCTTAGCCCCAAATGAAGTTGGTTCGTATTTTTTAATCATATACTGTGAGTTAACCTTTGAAACATCAATGAGAGCAGATGAAAACGCAGGGGCTTCAAACCTTATCTCATATTCTTTTACCTGTCTTACTAGTCTAGCAAAGTCATTGAAATAGTATTGAATGCCATCGTCTTTAAATAAATAATCTTTATTAACAGGTATTACTCCAGACTGAATGGCCTGATCTAAGGTTGTCTTAGATTTAAAATATCCTTTAAGCGGAGCGCGTGCTGGACGAGCAGCAGCAGCAAACCATTCATATATCGCCTGTGAATCATTTCTTACAAACATGAAAACTCTTGAACCATTTACAGGAACTGCATCTTCTAACTTTTCTGTATAAGAGCCAATTTCTGTATTACCATAAAAAATAGTATATTCTGTACCATTATTATATTTTACAATTTGAATTTCTAACTCAAAAACTGGGTCAGCGACGTTAGTATTCTTTAATACTTGAACCTCAGTATTAGAAACCGTTTGAGCGCCTACTGGTGCTTTTAGAAGCAATTCAGGCTGGTACTTTCCATCTTTATTTAATGAAATTCTATAGAATCTAAGATTATTTTTAGCGGCCTGTTTAGCAACTGAATCTTTGCCTGCCCCAATAGATTCTACTTCTAGATAATATCCTTCGTTATTTCCATTTAGACCAAATCCTATACCAGCAATTGAAGAATTTGTTGACATAATATATTGATCATTCTTTCTTTTCTTTGTAGAAGAGAATAATCTCATTCTTGTAGATATACTATTTGGAACAAAAGGAAGATCCAAATACTGTCCGTATAGATTTCTTTCACCTTGCATATACACAAATGGATCAAAACTCTCTCCTGGAACAATATTGTCTACTTGCTTGTTCATGTTATTAAGAAGATCTACTACCCCAGGAGCGCCCTGATCTAATTTATTTATAATATTTATATCTTCTGCAGGAGATTGTGGCCCATCTAATTTTAAAAACCCAAGGTAAGATTCAAGATTTGAGAATGAGAGTGTCCCCAGGCTGTTCTTGGCAGACTTAAACTTGCTTTGATCTAAGAAATTAAATTTTGTAGTTGCCTTAATATTTCCTGGAACAGAATAATTTTTTGTTTCCCCAAAACTTAATTTAAATGTTTTGCTTGGACTAATTCCGTCGCTATTTTCTGCTAATGAGTAGTGAGATTCAATGGTGCTGCCAAGTTTAGCCCTACCATCACCAACTACCTCGTATGTATAACTGTCTTCTGATTTAGATACTATATTTAACCCTACATATATAACCAATCCAATAAACGCTATAGAGCCACCAGATGGAATAAATCTAATAATTTCTTGAAACTCTTCTTCGCTAAATATAATTCTTAAGTTTCCATTTACAGAATAAAGTTTACCTCTATACTTTATGTATTCTTTATCTATAAGAACAGTTCCCTCGTAATCAGGTATTGTGTAACCCTCATTCTTGTCTATGAATATAATTAAATCTTTTTTGGCGGCTAGTGCTGCATTTGCTCCACCAGTCCAACTAGAACTAATGTTTGTACTTTGATATATATTTCTTACCGCCTCATCTTCATTTAAGGCAACATATTGTTTATCAAAAACATCTTTAAGCCTTCTGTTTCCAAGATCTAGAGTTAGGTTTGCTGCGCCCATCACAGAGGAATTATCTTGTCCTGGAGTCCATAAGATTTTAGTCGCATATGTATAGTTAGAAAATGCTAGTGCGGCAGCGGGGAAGTCTTGAGTTAATTGATTTAACACATTGCTGGGAATATTATTAATCCCAGGGACTTTTCTTGGACCAAATGAATGATATCGAATATCTCCATCTGTAACAGGATTAATTTTATTTTCTCCATAAGACATTACGTTTGTTCTATATGAGGATATGTAGTTGTATTCACTAGCATTTCCCCCTCCAGATTTTGTATAATCCTCATCGAATATCATCCAAAAATCTGTGCCAGGAAGTTGTGCGGGAACTGGATGGTCTTGAGAAACCCAGAAACCATAATAATCACTATAGGTCCATTGTGTTTCAAATGGTAGGGCGTCAGTATTGCCTCCGTAGAAAAACCAATTATTGCTATACCAAACATATTTATATGGGTCTGGGTTAGTATTAATTTGCTGGGCAGAGTCTTGTATAGAAACTTTTTGTGACAATCTTTCTTTTGTAAAAACATTTAGGCTGCCTTCATTATCGTAAAAGAAACAGCATTGAGTCGCTACTGCAATAGATTCAAGAACCTCTGCTACCGTCTGCTCTTTTTTACAAAAAAAGTTTCTAATTACAACATCTTCATTTTTACTATTCGGGCCATATGATTTTTTAAACTCATACCCAGAAAATCCAGAATTATCTAGAAGAGATAAAATAATAAAAGATAGTTTATTGCTTTTTCCGTATCCTTTCAGGAACAGGTCTGGAGCCTGAGTCTGTCTTAGATACTTCATTCCGTCTTCAATTCCTACTGAAACAGAGTAATCTTCTGCTACGTTCCACTCATTTGAATACATAACTTTCAGTGGAATAACGCTAGCAGTTATTTCTGGGCTGTCGATTATTTGATAGAAAGTAAACTTTACATCTGGATTTAACATGTTTAAATCATTTAGGGTGCTGGAGAATAAGAATTGATTTTCTTCATTTGACAATGCTAATTGTCCAGTACTTGACACCACAGATCCGACTGGCAAACCTATATTAGTTGTATCTCCAATTGATGAATTAAATGAAAATGACTCTGTATATTGTGTTAAATCTATTTCTAATCTTGGAGAGATTTCAATGACCTCTAGGCCACCAGGATTTTTTGGCTTGGTTGTCCCACCATTATTCTGTATATTCTTAACGTTCATATTAAAAACCAATAACCTAACTCCATCAATTTTTATTAATTGAGTTGGACTTACACTAGTCAGTTGGTTTAGATCATCTACTCTTCTGACAGTTTTTGACCAAGAATTATTGTAATAATATATATCGCAAATTCCGTTAGAGAAATATGCAGATGCTCCACCTGGCTCTCTTACACTAACTGCAGTTTGCCATGATCCCGATTTTAAAAACTGTATAGCAAATTGATCTGGTGAAGTCAGATGGTTCTGCACTTTAATTGTAATTTTATTGCAAGGAAGAGTTTCATTATATACCACAAATGGGTTGGCAGCAGAAATATTTCCATTCTCCATTACTACGCCATTAGTATCTAGTGTTGAACCCATTACCTTAGCACTATTAAAGTAGTCGTACTCTCTTGAGTATGAGAACGGATAGAATCTAGGAGAAGCAGAGTTTATATTGTCCTGTTTGATATTTGTAGCGTTTCCAACAATTAGATTGTTTCCATATTTTTGTAGTAATACAATTCCTGGATTTGGTCTATTTGGTTTAAAAATAGATGAAAGGCTAGAAAAATATTCTTGACTTGCGGCTCTTTTTACCGTGTTGTCATCATAAATAATATAGTTGTCTCCAGATAGTATTTCTGATGAAGAGGCATTATAGATAGGAGTATTGGATGCTGTTACTGGATTTTTGTAAATACCGTATTGTTCAATTTCGTAGTATTTATTCATATTCCATTCAGCAATAACTGAATGCTCACTACTTATAGTATCAATATTTTTTAGTAGATTTCTTGTTGCTCCATAGTCTAACACTAGACCTCCACCAAAGTCATTGAAATATCCCAAAGATCAGTTGCTGAACCTCTTGCTTTTACGTTAAAGGAAAAGTCTTCAAAGAAGACATTATACGTTTCAAGAGAGTAGGTTAGTGGTACGGACGGTGAAGCCATTGGGGTATCATACACTAAGGTTAGGTAAAAACTATCTGAATGACTTGTATGCCATTGAAGCATTTCTTGACATGATGCCCAGCCAGTAGGAGATGTAATAAATCTGCTTTCAGATAGTTCTGTTTTTAAAGATGGTAGGTCTTTCCATGATACTGAGAATGTTTTTTTATCTGCAACATGGTATGACCTCATTCTTCCATTGATCATTCTCTTCTTATATTCTATTCTATCTAGTGTAACTTGAAGGCTAGATCTATTGTCGTCAGTAAGGTATATGTAATTGGAGCCAGCCGTTCCTAGATCATACTGTCCTGCAACAGCATTAACGACAGTAGGCTGGGCCTCTGTAAAAATCATTAGCGCTGGCCTTGTCCATACTTGCTGCAAAGTTGTTGTTGGCATTTATTATATGCTCCTACTATGATTTCTACGATTATTTGATGAGTTAATCATACTAGCAACCTTATTAGCAATTGCTGTAGCACTCTTTCCGCTAACCCCATTAATTACAATCTTAACGTTGCTGGAAGAATTATTAGTTGAAGATGTTCCTCCATTTACAGTTGTTGCAATACTTGAAGATGGAGCGGTAGGCATTGAAGGCATTCCAAAGGACGGCATGTTAAAGTTTCCAGAATTAATTTGATCCATAAAACCGCGACCATACTTATCTACAGCATTTGACTTCATCACATATTCACCGCTTGAAAGAAGAGCGGGAACCGTATCAGATCTTGGTCCACCCATTCCACCAACAAATCCACCCGCTGCAAACTTAGATGGTCTTTTAATTGAAACTACAGGATGGTTTGAAAATCCCCCTTGGATTCCAACGCCACCATTGAAAACTTTTCCTGCGCCCATATACATCTCAACGTGATTTACTGGATTCTGAGTATTTACACCGCTTGAATTATAGTAAAAGATTAAATCTCCTGGAGCAATATTAGATCTGCTAACAGTTTGCCTCAATCCAGCATACTGTCCGTATGATAGTGATGGGCTTGGAAGAGTTATTCCAGCACCATTCTTATAAAGCCATGCAACAGAAGTAGCGCATCCCCATCCAGTTGGATTTCCACTTTTATCTGTTTGAATTGGATATGCGCTTGAGTATGGCAAGTATGAATATTTTTGTGCTAAGGAAAGAATATTATCCATTCCTGGAGCAACTGGTGGGTTTGTTGTTACGCCGCCAGGAGGTGGTGAACCTGTTCCAGTACCAGGATCTGGTTTTGGTTTATTTTTGTTTGGAAATATTCTTCCCTCAACAAGTTTTGGAGATGCAAAATTAAACGATCCTCTTTCTGCAGTATTTTGACCACCTTCAATTAGCCCACCTTCAGCAAATTTTTGAGTGTTGATTGCATCCATTAATCCTGTGCCGTACTTCTTGACACTAGATGCCTGAACTACATATTCTCCATTAGAAAGCATTGCGGGGATTACATCAGACTTGGGGCCGCCTGGTCCAGATATTGGGCCTCCATTAGCCCTATTAGGGATAGGAGATGTTCCTGGCCTCATGCCCAAAAGTTCTGCTATTGTTGCGGCATTATAGTTTATTCCTGTTTGAGTTCTATCCTGTTCTGGATATAGCGTCATTAATCTTTCTTTTGCATTTTTCAATGCTTCTTCAGCAGATATTTTATTCTTAATATCTGCAAGATACATTGTTCTAATTAAGGCTTTTTGCTCTTCAATGTAGGGGGCAGCCAATTCTGGCCCAAGAACTTTTGCAAGGTCTTTAGCACTAATTATTTGTTGAGCCTCTGCTGCATCTATAGCCTTTTGAATTCCTTCTCTTTTAACTTGTTCCTTTGCTCTAGCATCTTGAAGATCTTCAACTCTTTTTTCTTTTATTTTCTTAAACTCTTCTAGTTGAGCCTCAAAACCTTTTTGTCTTTCATCTTGAAGATCTCTCTCAGCATCCATCTGGTCATTAATTAAATCAATCTTTTCTTGTTGATTTTTCTCAAACTGTTCTTGTCTTTCTTGCTCTTTCTCAATTGTGTCTTCAATGGCGTTAACTTCTTTTTCGCGTCGATCTTCTATGGATTGAATCTGATTGTCATAGGAGAATTGTTGAGCCTCTTGCCCCATCTCTGTTCTTGCCTGGAGGAAGCCAAATACATCTCCAGAAGCCAATTTTTGGAGGGCACTAAAAGCAGTCTTTCTTTGATTTGCATAGAAACTATCTACTCTTTGACGTTTTTGAATAGATTTAATGTATGCATCTGTGGCCTCTACAATTCCATCTTTTTCTTCATTTAATGAGTCGATCTTTTCTTGAGTTTCTTCACGACGCTTATCAATCTTTTCTTGAATAAGGTCTGCTTCATCCTGCATTGCTTCTATAGCAGCATCAGATGCTTCTTGAGTGGCCTCAAAGTTTTCTTGAAGTTTTTCTGTGCCCTTTTCTAAACTATTTTGCACACGGTTAATCTGTTTATCAAGACCTTCAATATTGTCATCTGTTGCTTCAAGATTCTTTGTTAGATCAGCACCTAGCGCTTCAGATATAGAATCTTTTAGATTCTGTATATTTATTTCAGCCTGTCTGGTGTCTACCCTTATTTTAATCTCTGCGTCTAGAGTTCCTGCTTCTATCGCAGCAATAATTTCTGGAAGACTCATCCCAGCACTTAACGCTCTTAAAACTTGCTTTGCCTTATCAGCATTTTCATCTATCATAGAAGCCAATCTTGATCCAGCGACTTCATCAATACCTTTTAGGTACTCCTCTATCTGATCTACATTAAATGTTTCATCAGTTGTCGCTGCTATTTGATCAAAATATTTAATTGCTTCTTGTGGTGCCTCTGTAAATGTTTGGAAATAAAATTCTGCTGCCTTAATTAATTCATCTGATGATGTTGTCGCTAAATCTCCTATCCTTGCGGCATCTCTAACATAGTCTGAAGATCCAAATGCAATTGCTGATCTACCATACCCTCTTGTTGTTCCTGGACTTACTACATTCCTTCTTCTTTCTTCACCGCTTACAGTAATTCTTTCAATTGCTGCCTGAGCCTGTTCTCCACCAGCAGCGCTAGATCTAAATGAAAGCATAGCGTCTAGAGTTGATGTTGCTTCAAGCATTCCCTGTCCCATAGCGGTAGCAAATGCCTGACCGCCCTTAACCCCTGCTTCTACTGCAATCGCCTCAACTGATGCCGTTGCCTGTTCTGCTGATAGTCCTGAGGCAATCATCTTATTAAATGCATTTGATAATTCTCTTGCCCCTACCTCAGATCCCTGCCTTTGAATATTTTCAATAAGGGGGGCGTAATCTTGTTTAACTGCTTCTCTTAGACCTTGATCAACTTCGCCAGCATTCAGGCCAGCCTCTTTTGATGAGGCAGCCATATCGCTAAACTGTTGAGTTACTGATTTAATGTTTTCGCCAAAATATTCTGCTGTTTTTACTGGATCTGCAAATGCTGCTATAGCCCTTTCTCTTGCCTCTTCAGCAGCCTTCTTGTATAGCATAAATCCAGTAATGGCAGCAGTAATACCTAGGCCAGCGGCAATGCCAACTGGACCGCCAAGCATACTTAACATTGCTCCTCCACGCGCGAGCCCTGACCCTGCTCCCGCTAAACCTCCAGGCATCTTCATGGCGGCCCCTGCTCCAGCGGCTTTTCCTACGCCCATGCTTAATGGAGCCATTGGAGCCTTTAGCCCTATAGAGGCTGCGGCGCGAGCAGCACCTGCGGCTTTTAGTTTTTCACCTAAAGATCCTAAACCTAAGAAATTTCCAAGAACATTTGATCCGCCAAAGATTTGCATAGCAGTTGTTGCTGTCATAAGTGCAGTTGTAAATAGACCAATCTTTGCGGCGGCATCAGATGAGGCACCAGTAACCAAAGTCAAACTAGAGGCAGCCATCATAGCGGCAAAAGAAGCGTTTGATGCAGCATTTAGCCTAGATCCACCTGGGCCTCCAGCCTCACCACTTGTAGACCTGTCAAGACCTCTACTGAGTCCACTAATTACCCCACGACCAACATTACGACCAGTTGCCTCTCCTACTGCCTCTGCTTCTTTAGAGGGAGATGAAGAACGAGTAGCGTCTGCAGCCCCTTTACCCATACCAGTAACAAAGAATGGAGTGGGGTCAACTGTCATGGTCCTATCTTGTAGATATGTCCTTGGAATACGCCCAGGCTTTAAATCAGTATACCCAGGAATTCCAGCAGTTGTTGCTCCAAAAGCCTGTCTTCTTCCTCCGCGAGTTCCTTCTGGTCCAACAGACATTGTTTGGAAGGCTCCGTATTGACCAGAAACAGTTTGCAATGTTAGAGCAGCCTTATTACTTGTATTTGCAAGTTTTCTTAATGCTTCCTCTACTGCTGCATACATCATAGGATCGTCAATAACTTCTTTACCTAGAGCATTAAGTTCTACAATTATTTGATCTATAACAGGTTGTAGTTCTGCAAATGACAGACCTGTTTGATCCATCATTAACTGCCATGCCTGCTGACTTTGAAATTGAGTTTTCAAGGATTGATTATGTTGGGCAATTTCTAAATCATTTAATTTTTCCCTTGCAGCGCTATCTGTTAACAATCTATTTGTTGATTGTGTGAGCATCAAAACCAGATTACTGTATACATTCATCTGCTTCACTCCTGCGGCTGCCATTGCATCTATAAGCCCCATTGCATAGGGACTTGCAATTGCCCTAAACATAGCCATTGTTTTTTCATCTTGCAGGTTAACTCTACCTGGAGCAGCAATATGTGCTTTTACTAAACCACCAGTTTGATACTTACCCACCTTCCCTGAATTCATTGCAGATAAAAGAGGGCCAAAAGAAGATGCTGCTTTTCTATTGACAATAAATTCTCCAGGCTCAAGTAGGGCGGGGATCTTATCTCCACTTCCAGACCCTGGAACATATTCGGGGTTCTTAGACCCTGCCTGCCTCTTAATAGGGGCAGTACCTCTACCAGCAGCACCAGGAATAAATAATGCAGGGTTTGTAGTTTGTAATGTTCTAAGAGAAGCCCCGTAGGATGACATGGCTCCAATAAGTTGTCTTAATGCCCGTTCTTGAGTTGTGAATGATCCAGTCAAAGTGTCAACGCCTAGTCTGGCTGCCATCACTTCTTCATTAAGTAATTCAAACTTTTCTACTCTAAGGCCAGCGATTCTTGCCCCTAACCTTACCATCATCATCCCAAACTTGATTCCATTGGCAATTAGGTTTCCAAATAGACCGACCAACATAATAACGGGACCAGCAAGAGCAGCAATTGCTGTTCCATACTTAGCAAAATTCTTTATTGGCTCTGGTAGAGCCTGGAAGAATTCAATAAACTTTCCAGCGGCTTGACCAATAAATTGAAAAATGGGAATTAAGGATTCTGTTAAAGTTTCACCAATAGGTATAAGAGTATTTCTTAATTGCTCTAATGTTCTCTGGAACTTCATGGCGGTACTCTCTTGAAGAGTCTTTAACTCTGCATTTGCAATAGCCGCTAATTCTACAGAACTGTTAGCAGTTAACTCTAAAACGCTTTGTGTCTGAGAACCCATTCTTCCAAGATTCTCAAATAGCGCACTCATTCTAGCAAACTGATACTTACCAAAAATTTCTTCAATAATTCTTGCCCTGCCAAAATCGTCAAGACCCTGCAGGGCGTTCTGCATGGCATAGATAGTTGGCATAAGTTGACCCTTATTGTCTTCAACTATCTTATTAAGATTAATTCCAAATTCTTTTGCAACATCTGAAGCCTTTTGAGTTGGGTTAATCATTGATGCCAGACCAGATTTAATGGCGTTTGCGGCCTCTGCTGCTGGTACGCCGCCTTCGCGCATAGCCACAAGCATCATGGCGAGATCCTGAATGTCTCCGCCAAGACTTTGTACAACGGGTCCTACTCTTGGAATGGCAGTAGCAAAGTCTTGAAGTGTTGTAGAAGTTTGATTTTCAACAGCGTTGAGAAAGTTAATAGACTGTGTTAACTCATCGGTATCCATTTTAAATGCGGACTGGATTGCAAGAGTGGCCTTCATTGCCTCTTGCCTATCGACTTCACCAAGGACTGCTAGCCTTGTAGTTTCTTGTACAGACTTAATTAATTTTTCTCCCTCTGCACCTGTTGCTGCAATATCGGCAGCGAGGGCAGCAGTTTCTGTTGCGGCAATGCCATAGTTTCTTCCAATACTAAACGCTAATTCTTCAACCTGCTTCCTCATTGCCTCAGTAGAGTTCTTCATAGAACTTCCTAGATCTTGTCCGTAAACCTTTTGGAATCTAGTGAGTTCTTTATCTAGGTCACGGAATTGTTTTGATACAGCAGCAGTAAACAGCGCTAAAGGTATTGTAAAACCAACCATAAGTTGTCGGCCTGCCCATTGAGTATTCTTACCAAAATTAAGAAGTGACGTTGAACCGCCCTCAATTAATTTATTAAAGATAGAAAACTTTTGAGAGGCAATAGCGGTAGAACTAGTAAGAGAATTTACCTGGGCTGGAGTTATCATCATTGCCTGACCAGCAGCAGTACTTACAGCAATAGATTGTTGATATCTAACTTGCTGAATAGCAAGTTCCTTTAACATACTATTCTGACGGGTGTATCCAGCAAATGCCTCACGGAAGTATTGACGCATGGTTAGGCGATTTGATGCAAGAGCCTTACCGAATCCTTCTACAGCAGACTGTGCTTGAACGGTCTTAGCAGTAAATCCACCAATCTGCCCAACATTAGTAGCGAATGTAGATGCAAGACTTCTTTGTGCGGATAAGGCGCTTTTGTCAAGTGTATTAAATGCGGCAGTCAGGCCAGCAATCTGGCCCGTTAAAGCCTTAATTTGCGCCTGTGCTGGCGACAAATTAGCATTATAAGTTATGACAGAATGTATATTAGCCAAATTCTACACCCTCCGCTATTTTATATTCTAGCCCCATTTCTGGGGTAAAACCTTGGCTAATAGCACCAGCAATATTTTTATCGCCAGTCAGTCTAGCCGCAGCCCTTGCCTGGATTTCTTCGATAGTCGGAATAGGATCTTTATGGCTTTCTTCCTCATTAGCATCAAGGTCTATACCTTGAATAGCCGCCATAAACTTCTGCCTCCGTCTTTCTGAGTCGTACATTGCTTTTAGAGTTGCAGCAAGTTCAGGCATAGAGAGCGACGACTCTAGTTCTTCGTAGTCTTTCCAATGGCCAAGTAGAAAGACCTCCCCCAACATGGAGGCTAGATCTAGATCCTCCCAGCGAGTTCCTGAGCCGCCGCTACTAGGTTTGGGTCGTTCAACCTAATATCTGCTGATACCTCTAAAATCTTGTACATTGTTTGAAGATCAACTGCCTCTTCAATCTCGTCCTTTTCGGCCAAGTCTGGAGCAAACTGCTTGAAGGCAATAGCGGTGCAGTTAATGAGAATGTCAAGGAATTCATCCTCGTTGGTTGCTTCTGCAGCCTTTTGCCATTCTTTCATTACTTCTCTTAAATTCTTTAGATTTAATGGTTTTACTACAATGGAGCGACCATCTAATAGTTCTAACTCTATTGTTTCGTATACTGTAGTTGCCATTAATTGTCCTTTCAGTTGTTATAAATATTATACATTATAAATGATAAAGACGTAGCAAAAAATGCTACGTCCCTATCATAACGCTATTTAATTCTTAGAAGATGCGGTCAACGATCTTGCCGTATGCGGCATTACCATCGGGAGCATCATTTGATGTAGAAGGCATAACTCGGAAGTTAACGGGGAAGACGGTAGCATCGTCACGACGAACGCCAACGCCAACAGCCTCTACAGAAACTGCGCGGTAAAGCATGTAGATTCTTTCTGCCTTGTTACCACCAGCCTCTGCAACTGAAGTAGGAGCAGAACCAACGAAACATACTGAACGCTCTACAGGTGAGATACCAAGGGCACCACCATTAAGATGTAGAATGTTTTGAACCTGAGCAACTGCTGAACCATTAGCATAGACTGCACTAGCACCCTGAACATCAAGTGTGTTCGGAGCGCCGTCTGCAGATGCTGTAAGGTTGTATGATTGAGACAAATCTGTACTTCTGAAGTCGCCAGTAGCGCCCTTTGCACCACCAATTGCAACATAAAGATTTTCTAGGCTTGCTTCGGTAAGGCTTGTTGCAACAGTAACTCTTTGAGAAGTCTTGAATAGACGAGCGGTATCAAGGAGTTGGTCAACCATAACATCGTTGAATGTAGGCTCAATGTTGAGTGTAACACCCTCCATTGTGTAGCCAAGGTGACTCCATGCTCCACTAGCAACGTTGGTAACATTTGTTGGAATCTGTGCAGATAGGGTAGAAGCAGAAACGTTAATTCTGCTGTTCTCTACACCTGCGGGTCCAACGTAAACAACTGCTGCACCCACAATAATATTCTTTGCATTAAAGTCTCTAGCCATTTATTTTTTCACCTCCTCGGAGCAGTAAAAGTAAAACGCTTCCTCATAAATTATATTATCATGAGGTTGATTATTTTGTGTATTCATAGGTTAGTTTTAAACATGTAATAAATTTAGGTTTAAAACTATCTATTCTTTTTTCGTCAGCAATGTAGGAATCCTGATCTACAGTAATGTATTTAAACTTAATAGACGGACTCGCTTTTAATAGATGGTTATTTACTTCATTCGCACTCTCATCGAATCTGTCTAGGGCATCTACTATATAATTTTTTACATAAAAAATTTGAGGCAAATCTCCAACAATTATATAATCGGCCTCCTCTTTTTGTAGTGGCCAAAATGTTCCAGCCTTTGGAAGAAACATGTAGTCATAGATTACGAATGGCATAGTTGCAGAATCTGCGGCAAGGTTTTCACTTACTGGATAAAAAGGCTTAAAGGTATAATTTCTTGCGTTCCAGACAGCACTAGAGGCCGCAGGATAACCAGAAACTGAGCCACTTACTAAATCCCATAAATAGTTATTAATATGAACAATTGCTAACTCCATTGGATTAGACATAGTTCGCCGTCACCCCTTCTGCAATTAAAGTTGCATCTCTTTTTGCAATAGAAAGCATATTAGTTACAATACCAGAATTTATTCTTGGAACAACTAACCTTCTACGCTCTTGGACTCCACGCTCTATTTTTCTGAAGAATCCAAACTTAGCAAGTATTTGACTTCCCTGTGTAGCAACAACTCTATTAAATGTTGACTCAAAACTTCCCTTAACCTCTGTGCCGCCAGGAGATTGCACAAAAGATTTTGTTGTTGTAACGAACCTTCCATCTTCAAGTCTATACTTTAGGTACTTACCTCTCTTTGGCTGTATAACTATAGGCTTTCCCTTTTCCATGACTTCAGCCTTGTTAGGGAAAGGATAACCTTGTTCGTTAGGATATTTTGCTGGACTAAAAGTATAACTTATGATAGCGCCATCGATGGTACTTGATATATTACACTTAAATAGTCTGGCTGATCTTTCTCCCGTTCTATTAAACTCATAAACGTGATGGAAGGCTTTTCCATTTTGGCGAGCCTGCATATCTACATAATTATCAAAGTAGTTCTTTATAATGAATGCCGCACCACGATTAATCTTAGTTTTGTTTTCTGGATTCATGTATAGGTCTGTAATAAGGGTGCCATCGTAAGTTGCTAGAGCAGTAACTTTTTCTGCAAACTTTCCAGTATTAAATGGTTTTGTAGCCATTATGGTCCTAACCTTTGAATCTCTTGACGCATTATAACGGTTTCATATTCTATTACTGATCCGTCAAAATTGATTAGCGGGGTCGATCCGCGTGACTCAAAGATAGTAGATCCTTGAAACCCGCCATCACTAGATGGATCTTGATCTTCTAGATAAATAACACCAGAACTGTTTCTTATTCTTACAATTCTTCTATCTGATGGAATAACCTCTGATGATCGTATTTTAACCATTGAGATAAGCATATTCAAGTAGTTATTTATTTCAACTGTTGTTGAGTTATCTCCAAGACCTTTTCTTACAACACCCTTAGCAAGACAGTTAATAGTTTTTTCAAAAGTCCAGGCTCTTACAACTGCTCCAGTAGCATCCTGAGAAACAGTAGCCTGATAAATATCTGCTTTCATTGTATACGTTGAAGATGATATACATGTTGCCACTTAAATCACCATGTATCGCGGAATTTTATAATGCGCTAAAAGGTTGTCTACAAGCAGGTTTCCTGTCCCTGCAGCAAAGTCTGAGCCATATTTAATATCGTATGCGTCGTTGGATAGTTCAGATATATTCTTGTTTCGGATATTAAAATCATTGCATAAATAATCATTTACTAGTAAGGCTGTTGCCTCTTCTACATCTGCAGGGACATAATCCCATCCCCAAACTCCATCTATTTTATAGGCAAAATCTTTCTTAAAAATTCCTTGATAATAGAAAACAGAAAATCTAGGAAATTCAAGTATTTCCGTTTCTTCGTCAGAGTTCACTATTTTAATTCTATTTGAAGATTCACCAATTTCTAATGGATAATCTAATTGATAAAGAGAATTATCTCTCTCATAGATCAAAACATCATCTTCATAAATGGCATCTATTCTAAATAGATTATCTGGAAGAGTCAAAACGTCTGTATTGTTTCCATACACAGTTACTGTTTTTTTATTTTTATAAAAGTCATACCCTAGGGATGCATTTATACTAAGCCTTGCTCTTCTCTCAAGTCTTTTAATTGCGGCGTCTGTTGTTGATACATCTATCGATGCAATATCTCTTATTTGAGAAACAGTAGCATAGGGACGAACCAATGCAGCATACTGTACTTGATTATACGCTCCAGAGCCACTAGTTGTAACGTACTCTATTTTTATGTTTCTGTCATATGTTGTTGAGTTAGCATCTAGTGTTAATTTAAATACAGATGAGGCTGTTTTTGTTGCCTTGCCGCCTTGAATAAACTCTTGTGTGTTTAAATCGTATATCTCAAAGTACACGTTAGTCGCATAGGAACTAGCAGTATAACTAATCTCTAAAGGAGAATAATCGCTTCTAAGATATTCAAGCATTTAGCACCACCAGAATAGTATTAATTCTATTTTACTACATATTGAGATATGGAAAGGGGGCCGCATAAGCGGCCCCCTAACCAGTAATATTTAATTATCAGCCAGTTACGGCGTTAGCCTTAGCCATTGCGGAAAGTTCCTCAATGTTGAGGCCCATACGGACGTAAACTGTGTACTCTACGCTATCTTTCTTTGGCTTGAACTCACGGTGGACAGTAACATCTCTCTGGAAGCCCCAGATTCTGTTCTGTGGGAAGGTGAGGTCAACGTAGGAGTCTGGGTATAGTGGAACTTCCATGACGGGGATACCGAAAATAGAAGTTGTCATACCAGCAGGGCCACCAACGCGGGGCTGTGCGCCACGGAGGATACCAGAAGCGATATCCTCAGGAACGCCACCTGAGCCAATTGCACGGAGATCCGTAAGAAGGGTTTGAACGTTCTTAGTTGAAGCATAGAACTTCAACTCGCCACGACGAGCCTTGAACTTACGGGGAAGTGCATTGTAAAGATTCTCAAAGAAGGAAATAGCGGAACCACTCTTTACCTGACCTGCTGTAGTAGCAGCGGTGAAGAATGTGGATGCTGTGGTTAGGGTTGCAGCGGTACCAAAGTGTGTACCACCAGCAGCGCCATCGGCTAGTTTAACGAACCCATCGATTGTGTATGGGTAGGTTGTACCAGCGTAGGATGCGGTACCCTGAGCAGCAAGACCATTGATTGCAATGTCCTCAAGATCGTTACCAAACTGACCAGCCATTAGCCGGACAATGTGGTCCTCAAGAGCAGAGCCTTCAATGTTATCCTCAAGTGCCTCAGTTGAGAGTTCGTAGTCCAAGCGGAACTTAGTTGTGACAATTTCAACCTTGGTGAATTGTGCGCCACGGTTTGCATAACTTGTTGTTCCTGCACCAGCATCAAAAATGCTTTCGCTTGCTTGTGATGCTTTACGGATCAAACGTGTGCCCACCTGAATCTTATCGAATTCAGCGGTGTTTGCACGCATGATTTGTCTACGACCGTCGTTGCCCAAGACCATCTGATCAAACACATAGTCTAGGAATTGACGGGATTGTTCTGGAAGTAGGACGCCACCATCTTGTGTTAGTGGGTTAGTGGTCAAGTTCTCCATATCACCGCTTGAAGCGAGATCTGAGATGATTGAACCTGTACCAACATTTACTGCGGCAGCGGCCTTATTTATAATGTCACTCATGCTTTTCTTTACACCTCTCTTTCATATTTTAGTTAAATAGATCTGCGGAACTGAGGAAGCGTCCGCCCCATAGTGACTTTCTCATTATGGGTTGCTCTGGGATACTATTTTCAAGTTCACCAGACTTCTTCATTGCTGTCTCTTCTTCTACAGACTCCACACGGGTAGCAATTTCTGTAGCAGCGCTGTTGAGATCAGCCAAACTCTTTGTAACTTCATCATATTTTGATTGAAGTTGTCCAATCTTATCGTCTACAGCCTTTGAAAGTTCAAGGATAGCGTTTGTAATCTTATCCAAGGACTCTGTGCTTGATTCAACGGACTTTGTGATTGCTTCTTCTACGAAAGACTTAACTTCGCCTATGGCCTTTTCAACATTAAGAACATCTGAGGAAGTGTCTTCGGCAACGTCAGCCTCTACACTATCGGACTTGGCCAGCGCCAAGGCTTCAGTAACAACATCCTCTACGGTGTCCTCTACGGTTTCTTCTACGTCGAACTCAACTTCTTCTGAAGCCTCGTCCAGAGCCTGGGCGGTGTCAAGTTCTTCATGGCTTGTTTCGTTATTAGCCACTTCAACACCTCCTTCTTGTTTTTGTAAAGTCAGCGGAGAATTTTCTACTTCGTCCGACTTTTTCGTTGACAATGGATGACCATTTGGCAACAAATCTGTGTCATATGGCAGTTTTTTAAATTTCCCTTTTGCTACTGCAGAGAGGAAACCGTTAACTCTTTCAGTAGCCCAAGTTTTTGATATTTCTTCTTGATCTTGGACGGGGCTGGAGTTAAACGCATTTATGCCTCTTGTGTAAACCTCAAAAACTTCTTTGAAATTAACACTCTTATTGATAACATTACCATATTTTTCATTATGTTGAGAAATTAATGACTCAAGTTCTTTGCGAATTGCAACCTCCGATGCTTTTGTTATTGAAGCAACTTTGATTTTAGTAAGGTCTGAGATGTTTTTTACAACAGTATGTTGAGTTTCTGAGAACTTATTGTTAGAAAGTTTCTTATAAACTCTAACGCTTGCCTTCTCTTCATTAAGAAGTTCTACTCTACCTTTTTCAAGGGAGGAACCTTTCTTAAATACAACAAAATCATTTTCTTGAATGGGGGTGTTATCTGCCTTGTAGGTGACTTTCTTCTTTTTCTTTTCTTTTGGAATACCTCCAGGAAGACCTTGTTGAGCATTACGGCTTGGAGTATTTTCATTAGTTAATGTCTGCTTGTCAATGTCCTCGTCATGCATGTCTTCATCTTCCATGTCTTCGTGACCCATTTTACCTAATGAAGAAATTCTGTTAAGGGTACTCATTTTATGACCAACTCTAGTATCTGTAGCCTCCCAACCATCTGCAGTTTTTCTATAAACTCTAATTAGAACTGCTGGATCGCCTTCTTCAGCGTTAATAGTAAAGTCTGAGTCTGGAACATTAATAGAACCTGATCTTGAAATTCTTTCTACTTTGCCTCTGGCAGTACCACCAGATGAATTCCATGACACAAAACTTCCAACTGAAATAGAGTCTGCCTTAATAAGATACTCATCTACGACCTTGCCTATTTCTTGATTTTTATTAACGTCATTTGACTCAATCCAGCCAATCTCAGACATATTTCCATTGCAAGAGGGGCAGGAGGCTGATTCAGATTTCTCTGCAATAGCAATCTTATCGCTCTGGCACCAGAAAACATTCTCAGTAGAAAACTCTGTGGCTATGCCAGAAGTTATAATCTCGTCCCCTAGTTTTTGAATAGAAAAAATGTTAGCGAATTGATTAGCAGGAGAGTCAACTAGAGACAACTCCATTAATTCATATTCTTTTACGACTCTTACAGAATTCTCTTCATCTTCTTCATCCATTGAGTTTTCATAGTCAAGGATTCTTCCGCCGATTGAGAAGCCAGTTAGAGTACCGTCTAGAACCATCTGCCAGATATTTTCAGCGCCTTTTGAAATGTAGGCATCAACAAATATGCCGCTATATGTTTTTCCAGATGGTTGATCGTAGAAAGAGTTTTCACGGAATGAAACTATTTTGCCAGCGGGAATAGGTTGATGCATCAGACGCACATTACCTCTAAAGTTTTCAAACGCTTTTCTTGATGCATCTGAAAGCAGAACGTCACCCTGCCTGTCTATATTATCTAGCGTTGCAAAGCCGCTAACTATACGACGTTCTTCATCGACCTTAGCAATCGGCATAGTCAGGCGTAGGTTGTCGCCGTCTAAATCGAAATGTGCTTTATTAATATCGGTCATAACATTTTAATTATATTATATATACAGTTATTAATTTTGTTGCCTACCATCGCCTTGTGCCGCTCTTCCAAGTTCTGCAGCATCTGACTGATTAGCCGATCTTTCTTGATCTCTTAACCTATTCCCACTAGCCTGTGCATTTTGTTCTGCTGCCTGTGGGCCAGTTAGAATAACAGGCTGATCTCCATTTGGTAGACTTGACTTTCCTAATCTTTCTCTAACTTCATTAGGAACAATAACACGCATTCTTAAATATCTCTCATCTATCTTAGACTGAGTTTCTTCATCTGTAAGAGTAAGTTCATTAAACTCAAATCTAAATATGTCTGTTTTCTCTGCAATAATTTTATTAATTTTCTTTTCTAGTGAATCTTGGGCTGGGCGACATACTTGTTCCTTAAACGTTCTGTCTGATTCTCTTGCAGCGGCAAGACCAATTCCTTCAGTAGCGCCTACTTTAGATGCAGGAACACGATGAGCCATTAGGATTTCATCCTTGTTCATCTTCTTATAATTGTTGAATGATGAGTCCTGGATGTTAGTCTCAACTGGCTCCATCTTCATCTCAACCTTATTATCTGGTGTATCGCCAGGGATTGGAATGATAGCAGTTCTATGTGACTGTCCTCTTAGGTTTCCTTGGAAGAACTCAAACAATCTCTCCTCTGCCGCTCTAGACATTTTTGCACCCTTGAGCCAGAAAATATAGCGGGGTACGGCTTTATTCTCAAAATACTCAAGATTGAATCTTGAGGCAAATTCATTTCCTGCCATTGCATTTTTAGCAGCAACAATTGCGGGGAGTCCGTAATAAGTATTAGTTGGAGTATAGTTTTTAATATGAATTATCTCGTTTGGACGTTGATCTGTTGTTATTGGGTTCTTTTCTGTACCTTCAAAGTTGCGGAAGAAGACCGCTTTGCCTGCGACAATTTGAACGAATCCATCACGCAATCTACGCACTCGCATGGTAGAGGCTGGAATATGACCAACGTAGCCAATCTCCCCATTAACTTTCCTACCGATTTCAATATACCCATTTCCAGTTGACTCCGCATCTATATATGCTTTAATTAATGTCATTGTGAAAGTATCGTCATCGTTTCTACTTTCTAGCCATTCAATTGTTTTTTGTTTTTCCCTAGCGATCTTTCTTCTTGCCCTTGCCAACTGGTCTGTATCGTTAATCTCTTCAATTCTCTGAATAACGTCTAGGGTTGGCATCAGATCGTAACCTAGGCCAACAATATTAGCAACTTTTGCATTAATGGCAGCATAGTTGGGTGCAGATATTTCATAAATCTTTGCAAGGGCAGCAAGATTATACTGTGGCTCAACTACATCAAATACTCCATACCCATATCTATCTGGAATTATTTGTTTTGACGTTGCATCATCGCCTGCATAGGCATTGTTGTCTGCTTGGACGATTTCACCGTTTGTTGTAGTTAGAGCCTTACTTAATTTTCTTTTTACAGATCTTTTAAAATTTTGTGACAGTCCGTTGAGTTGCAAGATATCTTCTGCATCTTGCTTAAAGTCATCCTGGTCTGCTTTGATCATAGGCTCTGAGGTAGTAGAGCCTATGTGAACGCTATCAATCCAAAGATCTTCTTGTTCGTGCTGCATCTCTCCACGCTCCTGTATCGCCATATGAAAGAAGCCCGTTGTCCATTCGATACTTATCCTCTTGGTATTCTTCTTCGGTTAATCTACCTATACCTGCGATAAATACTGCCTGTCCTTCTGGCTGTCCGTAATGTGCGGCGGCTTTTCTAATTTCAGACATTTTCTCTATATCGCCGCGCATAGATGGAATATTTAAAACATTATCATCGTCATCTTTAAAGACTCCGCCCTCTTGTAATAACCAGACGTATATTCCGTAGTTGGACGGATCTTGTACTATTTGTAAGCCCATGTACCTGATAATACCATATTAAGCGTTATTTGTATCGAAAATGTTCAAGTAAGAGTTAATTTTTTGTCTGGCAGGCGTCAAAGTGAACGATGAACTAGCATAAAGGTAGTACTCGTTAGCATGTACCCGTCCAAACAGTATTCTTACAAAGTCTCCATTTAAATTAGATTGAGGTGTTAATTGAGAAGAAGCAGACAGTTGATAGATAAGATTATCTTGAAGAGAAAGTATATAGTCTCCCTCTAAAACGTTATAACCGTCTACATATAAATCATCATTCACCATGGTTGATGCGGAAGTAAAGATTGATAATGAGCCTTCACTTAAAGCAGATACATTTTTATCGAATCTCAGTTGGTTCTTCAACGGCTGATATACAGAATTTATTGCTGAAGAAGAATAGTTTGTTTCTGGAGCGTCTATAAAATTAATAGAATAAGATGCTGAGTCATTTACCTTCAACACATACTCACCCGCCCCAGTAAACTCTCTGTGCAGATATCCAGCGGCAGATGCGCTAACTGATGAGTCCATGATGTAAACATTTTGTATGTTGAAGTTAGATGAAGCAGTATCACCAAACCTAATAATAAAGTTATTAGAGTCTGACGTTGACAGTTTATTACCAAAGGAAAAGGTAAGGTGGCTCCATTCTTTTGGCTGTATGGTTGTTCCAACTAAACCATTGACATAAACGCTGGCAGAATTTGGGCTATAGGTTATTTGCCCACTATTGTTATTAATACTGGCGGAAAAAAGTAATGTTGATCTAGAGGATGAAGAAAATATATTTAAAAATTTATATGTCTGATTATTTACATCATTTAATCTAACAAAAGCACCAACCGCACCAAGGTATTTAATCATAATATGATTATACTCTAATTCCAATCGATATTAGATGCTACTGAAGATGACACCTTTGATTTAAGTAATAGGTCTTTTCCAATATGCTGCGCCTTTACCTCAAAGGAATACTTTCTTTCCCCGCTACTTGTATCTATCCATGAAGTTTCTTTAATAACTCCATTGACAATCACTTGCTCCCCGCGATTAAATTCACCAGAAATATTTTCTGCCAGACGATCCCAAGCAGTAATATTCCATCCAGATGTATCATGGTCTTCCCATTCACCAAAAGCATTCTTACGGCGGTCATTAGTGATTAGTCTAAATCTTGCTACTGACGTTCCACTCGGCAGAGTCTTAAACTCTACATCATTTGCCACTCTACCAATTAAAGTAATATTAGGGTTAGACATTATTCTCCTTCCGTTAAAATTTCAAAAAGTCTATTCCATTCTTTTGCTCTACGCTCCCAGTTATAATACTTATTGAAGTAGTCTGACTGTTCGCGTATTAATTCTTGATTATCTTTTGTCCAGTAATTATCTATTTGTTCGTTAAGAAGTTCTGCATATGTATTAGCGATTTGCTCTTCATTTGGTTTAATTGTACACATTTTTGCATATGCTGCACCAGTTTCTGGTAAAGCCCCGACATCAGTAGTAACTAAGTTACATCCTGCTGCGCCTGCCTCAATCATTGAAAGGCAGGCGGTTTCTTCAAAAATGCTAGGGTAGGCAAATATGTGAGCATCTTGTACTGCTTTATGAATTTCATTATTTTCGGCGTACCCAATGTAATTGACACCTTTTGTCTCACGGGCGCGATTGAATAGATCTTCATATACCCCATAATAATGCGCCTCGTAGCCTGATCCATATACAGAAGTTGATGAATATACATCTAACTCAATATCATCGCGGTCAAGTTGCTCCATAACATCTAGCAAAATGCTAAGACCCCTAAATGGAGTTGATGTGTAAATTAACTTTAACTTGCCGTCTTTTGATTTTGGTTTAAATTCTATTGGTTCTATGGCATTACGAATAACATATGCGTTATGAAGCGGAACCTGAAAGAGATACCTAAATTTCTCTAGTTGCCAATGTGACACATAAACTGTTGCATCAATCGACTTCATAAAAGCATTATCCTTCATTGGAGCAAGAGATTCATCTGAATAATTTAGATGCTGCCATAGAATATTCTTTTTAGTAAATCTAACTTTAGATGGATCTGGAGTTGCAACTAGTAAATTTAAATTATCATATTCTGAAAATTTAGAATGTTTAATCATTCCATCTTTTAGCAACTCCGTTCCTCCGCGAGCGGGTTTTACATTACTGTCGCTAGAAATTCTCTGCAACCAATCAGCCACTGCTGTCTCCAAACTTTGCTATAAAAATGCCTGTGCATTCAAATTCTTGATACTCTACTATAGAGTGAAATTTTTCTAATACTAGTTCTGTTGACCAGTCTTCTTCTTCATGCACCTCATAAGGATTATCATCTATTTCATCCTGAGGCATATGAATAATAGGAATGCTTATGAGTGCATACTTTGCCTGCTCCGCCATTTTATTCCACACATCTATGGCATCTTCCATAGGCATATGTTCTAGAACATCCCCAAATATTACCAAATCGTATGCAAAGTTGTCAATATTTCTTACATCTTCAACATAAATATTCCTATATTTATTTTTAAGATTAAATCTTTCAATGTACGGCTCCCATACTTCTACCGCATCAAAGATAATCTTTGGTTTATAGGGAAACATAATTGTAGCATACACACCCCCACCCGCGCCAACATCTAATACAGTTGATGGATTAATATCAATTATTTTAGATATAGCATAGGGCTTTCCCTCTGGCATTGAATTACCACTCACAGGTAACTCTTCTTGCTCCAGAATTGACTCTTATATGATCTAACAATCTTAGACTTTAATTTAAAGCCATTTTTCTTATTGGCATCCTCATCAAACTCTACCTGTGATGATCTCCAGTCCTCTCTTTTGAAAGGAATCATTTGACATATGGGAGTCCCTGCTTCAAGAATGAAAATCTCTTCTTTAATTGTGTTAAGAAGTTGGAAAGGAAATTCGACTCCTAGTTCATAGGAGTCTGTATCTACCACCCCAGAAAAAGTTCTGAATGGAAGGTCGTGTCTATTAAGTGGGTGAGTGAATAAACAACTATAGCCCTTGGGGGTTATTGCCCTCCAGCCAGGACTCCATTTAAGTAAATCCATTCCGCCACCTACTGGAGCAGGCAGACCAGGAGCCTGATCTGGACCGTGAGAGCCTATAAAATTAACATTGGTCGCCCACCGCACATTAATTCCTTTTCCTGGATGATTTCTAAATTCTAGGTCGAATGGCAGAACAAACATATATCCAGATGTGAGTGCATCAAGGAACGGGGAGCATCCCTTAAGAGTAAGATTGCTTACCGCTACTCCGTTTTTTGATAACCCAGTTATTTTTTCGCCGTCCATATGAACAGGCATCTTTTTATACCAGTCTGGGATAGACTGTGCTGCTGGCTGCGGCCTTTCAAACAGAAGTTCTGCCTCATGACTGAATGGCTCAAATTCTATCTTCATGGCTTTACCCAATTCAACTTAAATGTCTTTTGATGTAGAACTCTTACAGATGGGTCTACCCAAATGTCAAATCCTGACTTGATCGCTTTTGTACACCATGAAAGGTCTTCTCCAATAAGAAGGAAATCTTCAGTTGTTTCCCCTGTTTCTTCATCTACACTAGGAACGCTTTCTGGTCCAAACCAGGGTCTGGGCATATTCTCAAATACCCCTGATTTTACTGCAAGGAATCCAAATCCACATCCTGCTACTTTAAAAGGCTTATGATACTGATCAAGAAGTTCTTCTGGCATCATACCGCCGCGAGGTTGTTGATAAATCGGAATGTGTCTGTCTTCCATGAGATAGCATCCAGAAATAATTTTCTTATCAGACTTATATAGTCTAAAAACGTCGGCGGGACTCCATGCAATATCTGAATCAATCCACATAATCATGTCATAGGTAAATTCACCGCTACATGGCTGAGTCATTTTTACATTATTTGTATCGTATCCACCAATGGTAGATTCTCTAGCCATGGCAACAAGTGACCCACCCTGACTAAGAAAATTCCAACTTAGTCGCTCTTGATTTAGGGCATTAGTGGTAATAAGCAGACTCCTGAGGTAGTCTGGAGTAAAAGAATTTGCTGGAGTAGCAAACACTATATTAAAATGTGGTTTCATTTATCCCCTTATAGCGATCTTCTTATGATGACATACTTTTATGCTGGGGTCAAGATAAATTTTATATCCTGCTTCCCCCGCTTTTTTGCACCAGGAAAAATCTTCTCCCCAAGGTATATACATCTCTTTAGTTTTATCTTCATTCTCTATTTTTTGAAATACTACGTCGAACCATGGGCGAGGAATATTTTCAAATACCCCAGATTTCATTGAAACAAATCCGAATCCTACTGCAAAGACCTCAAACGGGTATTCTTTTCTTTTTAATAAGTCGTGGTCAAAATAAATATCGTCTTCTTTGAAACTAAAGAGCGGTACGTTTTCTTCATTATAGTAGACTCCAGAAACTACATCGTATGACGATTCGTACAACTTCATAAATTGATCTGGTTCCCAAGAAATATCTGAGTCTATCCAAACTATTTTGTCATACGTTACCTGACTGTTTACTGGTTCTGTGGCAAAAGCATGAAGAAAACGTGATCCCATTATTGTTGCTTCCCGCGCTGCATTTACTTGAGAGGAATACTCATTTAGATATAAATAAGATATGCCTATTTTTTCTAAATGGGAAATAGTTGCAACAAGACTTCTTACATATTCTGCCTCCATCATTCTTCCAGGAGTGCAAATTAATACATTATAGTGGGGCTTCAACATTCCTCCAAAATTCTAAACCGCTGTACTTGTTAAGAATATATGGTGAAAGGTACTCCCCTATATTGATTCTACGATGATCAATTGACCGACGAACGTCGTGTAAACCCTCAAGGCCATATACTTTGTCATCTTCTGGAGTTATATTGACAATATTATTGTAATTATGATCAAAGTGTTCTAGGCCAAGGAAATCATAGATGCCCTTGATAGTTTCATCTGTCCTGCCAACCAAATTGTCATACTCAACAATGTGAAAATATTGTCTATTTTCTTCTAGCATCGCATAGGCAATTCCATACAAACACTCATCAATAAGTCCTTTTGGACGCATCAAATGGTCACATCTAATTTCATCAGGATGGCGGTAATAATAGAACTCCTGCCTTGCTTCTATTTCCTGATCAATAAATGAAGTCTTCTGTGGATTTTGATTAATCATATAGATAAAAGAGGCAAGAATTTCATTTATGTTTCTCACCGTCAAAATTAACTTAGGGTCATAGGGGAGATTTCTTAGTAGTGTTCCAAAGTTTTCTTTATTTGACCATGATCGTGACTTATCAATAATATTAGGCTTATTTATATCTGAATAATAATTTTCTAGGACCCCATGAACCGTGGGAGAAATGACATGAGGTTTTGGGTATGCATTATATTGTTCAGACGCTAAAATACTACGTTCAAGATTAACCATCATCCCACACATGGGGGAGTTTGGTCCTGAATAAATTTCTGGGTTTTGATTTAAAATTGATGATAAAAGTGTGCTTCCAGACCTTGGAAGGCCGGAAAGAAAATAAAACTTACTCAATGGTTTTTCCTATCTACTCTAGGCCAATTATATCATTTATTTGAGAAGTGTTCTGGGGCGAGGTTCTTATTTGTCCTGAATATCCACCAGCAACCCATAGGCCGTTGCCGTAGGAGATTGAGGATATATTTGTAGTGCCAAAGTTTGAGGTCTGGGTTGTCCAGGTGACACCATTGGTTGAGGTACGCATTTGACCAGCATATCCACCAGCAACCCATAGGCCGTTGCCGTAGGAGATTGAGGATATATTTGTAGTGCCAAAGTTTGAGTTTACAGTTGTCCAGGTTGTGGAATTGGTAGAAGTTCTCATTTGTCCAGAATCTCCAACAGCAATCCACAGCCCATTAGCATATGCGAGCGAACGTATGCTTCCTGAATTAAAGTTAGATGTTTGTGTAGTCCAGTTAATAGCATCTGTTGATCTACGGAATGAATAATCAGTAAACCCAGCAGCCACCCAGATACCGTTGCCGTAGACGATAGATTGAACTTGTGTACTTCCAAAGTTTGAGGTTTGTGTTGTCCAGGTTACACCGTTGGTTGAGGTGCGGATTTGTCCACCAGTACTACCAGCAACCCACAAACTATTTCCATATGCTATCGTGGTAATAATTGAGGTACCAAAGTTTGAGGTCTGGGTTGTCCAAGTAGCAGTGTCTGTTGATGTGCGGATTTCTCCTGCATTTCCACCAGCAACCCACAGGCCGTTGCCATAGGCTATGGAGCGGATGATGGTGCTACCAAAGTTAGAGTTTTGGGTGGTCCAGGTGGTGCCATCGGTGGAGGTGCGGATTTGTCCTGTGTTTCCACCAGCAACCCACAGGCCGTTGCCGTAGTCTATGGACCGGATGGTCGTAGTGCCAAAGTTTGAGGTCTGGGTTGTCCAATTTACTCCAGTATTAACAGTATCTGGAGAACTATAAGTACTACTATTTGTGACGGTAGTCCATATAGTTAAATCAGTAGACGAATATACAGCATTATTTCCTTGAATTTGATAGGTGCTGCCAAATTTTGCCATTTTTTGTAGGGAATCATTAATTAAAGAATAGGGCAAAGAGGTTCTTAATTGGCCTGCGTTACCTGCTGCTATCCATAGGCCATTGCCATAGGCTACGGAGCGGATTAAGGTAGTTCCAAAGTTAGAAGTTTGGGTTGTCCAAGTAACGCCATCGGTGGAGGTGCGAAGTTGCCCTTGCTCTGCTGATGCTATCCATAAGCCGTTGCCATAGGCTATGGAGTGGATGGTGGTGCTACCAAAGTTAGAGTTTTGGGTGGTCCAGGCAACACCATTAGTGGAGGTTCTCAGTTGTCCTACAACGCCTCCTGCTATCCATAGGCCGTTGCCGTAGGCTACGGAGCGGATGCTGGTGCTACCAAAGTTAGAGGTTTGGGTTGCCCAGGTTATGGTGTCGGTGGACGTACGGATTTGGCCTGTGTATCCGCCTGCTATCCATAGGCCGTTGCCATAGGCTACGGAGTTGATGGTGGTGTTGCCAAAGTTAGAAACTACTGATACCCAGGTTGTATTGTCTGTAGATGTTGAAATATTTCCTAAAGTAGTTACCACCACCCACCTATTACTATTATGCGCCACAGATGTAATACCGTTTGTAGTTAATCTATCTTCTCCGTCCCAGGTGACGCCATTGGTAGAGGTGCGGAGTTGTCCTGCGTTACCTCCTGCAATCCATAGGCCATTGCCATAGGCTACGGAGAGGATGAGGCTAGAGCCAAAGTTGGAGGTTTGGGTAGTCCAGGTTACGCCATCGGTGGAGGTACGGATTTGGCCTGTGTAGCCTCCTGCAATCCATAGGCCATTGCCATAGGCTACGGAGTTGATGATGGTATTTCCAAAGTTAGAGGTTTGGGTGGTCCAGGTAGTGCCATTGGTGGAGGTACGGATTTGACCTGTGTAGCCCCCTGCAATCCATAGACCGTTGCCGTAGGCTACGGAGTTGATGATGGTATTTCCAAAGTTAGAGGTTTGGGTGGTCCAGGTTGTGCCATTGGTGGAGGTGCGGATTTGGCCTCCGCTACCTCCTGCTATCCATAGGCCGTTGCCGTAGGCTACGGAGCGGATGGGGCTGCTAAAGTTAGAGGTTTGTGTGGTCCAGGTAACGCCATTGGTAGAGGTGCGTATGTCTCCTGTTAATGCGCCTGCTATCCATAGGCCGTTGCCGTAGGCGACGGAGGGGATTGCGTTGATGCTGCCGATGTTAGAGGTTCGGGTTGTCCAGGTAACGCCATCGGTGGAGGTGCGGATTTGGCCTCCACTACCTCCTGCTATCCATAGGCCGTTGCCATAGGCTACGGAGTTGATGGGAGTGCTGCCAAAGTTAGAGGTTTGGGTGGTCCAGGTAACGCCATTGGTGGAGGTTCTCAGTTGTCCGGCGTAGCCTCCTACTATCCATAAGCCGTTGCCATAGGCTACGGAGCGGATGGTGGTACCAAAGTTGGATGCTATTCCACTAGTTCCAATATTAAAATCTACTGTATTCCAAGTAATGGTGTCTGTGGAAGTTCTACCCTGACCACTATACGCACCTGCTATCCATACGCCATTGCCATAGGCTACGGAGTAGACGCTGACGCTGCCAAAGTTAGAGTTTTGCGTAGTCCAGGTTACGGTATTGGTGGAGGTGCGGATTTGACCTACACTTCCTACTGCTACCCATAGACCGTTGTTATAGCCTACGGAGAAAATTACACTATTTCCAAAGTTAGAGGTTTGCTCTATCCAAGTAGCACCTTGAATCCCCCCAGATAAAGAACTAGCGAATACTTGAGTGACCCATGTACTTCCATCTGTTGACAGCCAAAATGTTCCAGAATTTGCAACGGCAAAAGCGGTGGAAGCAGTAGAAAACATTCCATTTACCGCCGTTGGTCCAGATACTGTTGTCCAAGTTTCTGCATTTGTTGAACTTAAAGTAGATGATGCTGATGAAAAGGCGTAAAAAGAATTATTAAAAGAATGTAATTTATAGTTGTTGGGCAGTATTGATGAGTTTTCAGAGGTACGGAGTTGACCGCTTGTGTATCCTCCTGCTATCCATAGACCGTTGCCATAGGCGACGGTAGTGATGACGGTGCCACCAAAGCCAGAAGTTTGGGTGGTCCAGGTAGTGCCATTGGTGGAGGTACGGATTTGACCTTGGTAGCCTCCTGCAATCCATAGGCTATTGCCATAGGCGACGGTAGTGATGCGGGTGTTGCCAAAGTTGGAGGTTTGGGTGGTCCAGGTAGTGCCATTGGTGGAGGTACGGATTTGACCTGTGTAGCCTCCTGCAATCCATAGGCCGTTGCCATAGGCTACGGTAGTGATGGTGGTGCTGCCAAAGTTGGAGGTTTGGGTAGTCCAGGTAGTGCCATTGGTGGAGGTACGGAGGGTGCCTCCGTTACCTCCTGCTATCCATATGCCATTGCCATAGGCTACGGAGTAGACGCTGACGCTGCCAAAGTTAGAGGTCTGGGTTGTCCAGGTGACGCCATTGGTAGAGGTTCTCAGTTGTCCTATGACGCCTCCTGCTATCCATAGACCATTGCCATAGGCTACGGAAAAGATGGCGGTGTTGCCAAAGTTAGAGGTTTGCGTGGTCCAGGTCACGCCATCGGTGGAGGTACGGATTTGGCCTGTGTATCCTCCTGCAATCCATAGGCCGTTGCCATAGGCTACGGAGCGGATTAGGGTAGTTCCAAAGTTAGAAGTTTGGGTTGTCCAGGTAGTGCCATTGGTGGAGGTACGGAGGGTTCCTCCGCTACCTGCTGCTATCCATAGGCCATTGCCATAGGCGACGGTAGTGATGCGGGTGTTTCCAAAGTTAGAGGTTTGGCTGGTCCAGGAAATTCCTAATCTATTATATATAGTATTAAATGTTCCTAAAGATTGTGTTCCTTGAAGTGATCTTAGAACTACTCCATTACTCAATACCGCCGACCAAATATTATTAGCATAAGCAATTGAATTAACGTTTCCACTAGTAACAGCGGAGGAAATAAAGGTAGTACTATTGGTAGCATCTGGATCAAGGTTTATTGTTGCACTTGACCAAGTAATGCTATTTGTAGAATATCTAATTTCTGTCATTTTAATCACCGCCTACAAAATATGAAGTAAAAGAACCTGCTGATGCAGAGGTTCTCAGGGGGCCTGTGCTTCCTCCTGCTATCCATAGGCCGTTGCCATAGGCTACGGTAGTGATGGTGGTGCTGCCAAAGTTGGAGGTTTGGGTAGTCCAGGTAGTGCCATTGGTGGAGGTACGGATTTGTCCTGCAACGCCTCCTGCTATCCATAGGCCGTTGCCGTAGGCTACGGAGTTGATGGCAGTGCTGCCAAAGTTAGAGGTTTGGGTGGTCCAGGTCACGCCATCGGTGGATGTACGGAGTTGACCGCTATCGCCTCCCACCATCCATAGACCGTTGCCATAGGCTACGGAGCGGATGACAGTGTTGCCAAAGTTGGAGGTTTGGGTAGTCCATGTGACGCCATTGGTGGAGGTACGGATTTGACCTGTGTATCCGCCTGCTATCCATAGGCCGTTGCCATAGGCTACGGAGAGGATGGTGGTGTTGCCAAAGTTAGAGGTTTGGGTAGTCCAGGTAGTGCCATCGGTGGAGGTACGGAGTTGTCCGTATTCGCCTCCTGCAATCCATAGGCCGTTGCCATAGGCTACGGATTGGATGAAAGTGTTGCCAAAGTTGGAGGTTTGGGTAGTCCAGGTTGTGCCATTGGTGGAGGTACGTAGTTGGCCTGTGCTTCCTCCTGCTATCCATAGGCCGTTGCCATAGGCTACAGAGTTGATGGTAAAATTACCAAAGTTAGAGGTTTGTGTGGTCCAGGTAACGCCATTGGTGGAGGTGCGGATTTGTCCGGTCTGTCCTCCTGCAATCCATAGGCCATTGCCATAGGATACGGATTGGATGTTGGTGCTAACAAAGTTGGAGGTTTGGGTAACCCAAAAAACTCCAGCAGGTTGAGTATCACCTCCACCATATTCTACAACTTTAATATTTCCTGTCATTCCTGTATTTACTGTTGTCCAAGATGTTAAATTGGTGGAGGAAAATAATTTACCACCTTCCGCTGCCACTAATGTAGTAGATGCTGATGAGATATATTCTATGTCGTTAATTGCACTACCGCCAGCATTAAATCCAGTTATTTGAGCGGTAGTGTTAGTTGAATCAATAGTATAAAGAAGTCCAGATTGGGTGCCAAAGAGGAACTGTCTTACCCCCGCCGATATTTTTTTAGAACTAGAAAGAATACCTACCCAAATACCACTCATACTGTTAAATCACCTATAGCAACCCAAGTATCTGTTCCACGTTTTATTAACGTAGCAGCAGACCATTGACCAACAAGTTTTGTCGCACCTCCGCTAGAGTTTAGGGTGACACCAGAAACATATGATGCTGTTACTTGTCCTGCACCAGTCTGAAGTATATCAATTTTAGTTCCTGTTGGAAATGCTTGAGTTGAATTAAGTGGAATAACTAATGTTATTGGGCTAGCGTTATTTAATTCAACCAAGTCTCCAGCATCACTTAATACTAATGAATAAGATGTTCCAGACTGAGCATTAGTAATAATATTCATTGCAGTAGTTATAGAGATCTGACCATTTTGTAAATCGGTTAGTGTAGCGCTTGCCGCACCAGTTACAATTCCTGTTAAATTAATTCCAATAATAGGATCGGGTTTATTTGTAACTCCATCCCAATTAATACTAGAGGCACTTGTTGAAAAACTAGTATTTGTTACAATAGATATTTGTCCATTTGCTAAGTCAGTAAGCGTTGCTGAAGCAGCGCCAGTAGTATTTCCAGTAAGTGAAACCCCTATTACTGGATCTGGCTTATTTGTAGTGTTACTCCAGTCAAGGTAATATGAACCCTGTTGATTATCTAATAAATCAGCGTTAAGATTAGTAACAGTAACGCTAGAAGATACCTCAATTGTCCCTAATTGTAATGTTCCAAAAACAACACTTGGACTAGAATAATCTATAACATTATCTACTGGGGGTGGGCCATTTTCTAATAATTTCCATTTATTCTGTGAGGCATCTCTTGCAAATGATGCATGGTAATGCCCAGCGGACGATGTTGTTCCGTCCCCGTAAGATCCAATAATACCAATATCTACTGCATCCGTCGTATATTGTTCATGGGCTAATTGAATCAATGAGTCTGTCAATGCTAGATTTGTAGTGCTTAATGTGACGGCGCTTCCAGTAATAACAAGATTTTTAATGTTAACCGTATCATGGAACGTTATTGTTCCTAATTTTTCTTGAACAGCGCTAGAACTATTAATAAAGTATGAAGAATTAAATCCGTCTAGAGTGTCTGCATCCACCGCCGCACTTAATGGTCTATAGGTTGCGCTAGCATTTTCAATAGTGAGTCTTTGTCCTATTGCAGATGCAGATGAATTTAGTTGATGCTGTAGGTTAACTACTCCTGAGATGGCTATTGAACTAGCAGTTTGAGCAAATTCTGTTCTAGTAACTAATTGTATTTGTCCATTAGTTAAATTATTTAATGTAACTGATGCTGCACCAACTGTATTACCTGACAAAGATACACCAATAATTGGATCTGGTATATCTGTGACTCCGCTCCAATTTATAGAAGATGCAGTACTGGAGTGAGCAGCAAAATTAGTGGCGGTGGTGATAGAAACTTGACCATTATTTAATTGAGATAATGTTACAGACCCAGATCCATTTGTATTACCTGTTAATTCAACACCTAAAATAGTATTAGGCTTACTTGTAATATTAAACCAATCAAGATAGAAAGATCCATGTTGACCATCAAGTAGATCGGCATCTATTCCTGATCCCGATCCGTCAACTTCTTGTATAGCCGTTGCAAGATTTTGATTAAGCCATAAACTAGCAGATTGATTGTATGAAATTATATGGTTGTCTGCAATGCCATTTATTAAGACGTCATGTAGTTCACCTAACTCATAACCGTTCTGAACATTAACAAAAAGTTGACCGTTGCCAGCATTTGCTCTTTCTACAACACCAATAAAAACTGTATGGTTTGGAGCAGAAGGTTTAACGCTAGTAAATTTACCAGCAGAAGCAGATAGCCATAAAGTATCTCCAGGTGAATATGCACTTAAATTAAGTTTATCTACAACGCCAAATACAGTAACAAAACCTTGGCCTCCTGTTGTTATTGCCTCTGCCACCACACCTAAAGTTTTAGCGGATGTGGGATCTGCTGTGTTAATTGCTTTTTTAACAGATGCTCTATCTCCTGACGCTCCAAATAAATAAACAACATCACCTTTAACAAGGGGGGAACCTTCAGCATTTGTTACATATGCATGAACATGCTGTCCGATATGAGCAGTAACGTTACCGCCGATTAAACCAACTTCTGGAGTACCAAATGAAGAATTCCATTGGAATCTACCTACGCCTAGAGGTACTGTGCCAGAAAGATCAAGGTCTATAGCGCCAATAGAAAATATTCCAGAAGCACTTCTAGAAACTAGGGTATTGGGTATATTTAGGGGGGTTCCAGATGCTGATCCGCCTCCGCCACCACTATTTCCATCACCAATTAAAACCCAGGTTGAAGCGGAAGACCATGCATATAAACTACTAGCACTAATCCATAATTGACCAACGAAAGGATTTGAAGGGGACGCAGAGGAATAGTTAACAAGATTAGTAGAATCGCCAACAATAAGGCCGTTCTTAACTTTAAAGTCTTTATCAATGCTAGCCAAGGTTCCCTATCCCCTCGTTTTATTATTATGCATCTATTGCAGTACGGACTGCCTTAATTATAATATTTGTAGATGCAGCATCTGGAGATGAACCCGTTAATGATACTGTTCCGCCAGATTCGGTAGCGCTAAATGTTAGATTGGCAGCACCTGTTGCAGCATCCATTATTGAGTATTCTGATAGTGAAACATCTGTTCCATCCCACATAACAAGAATCTTTTCTACTGTCATTTTTGTGCCCTGCTTTGCTCTTATCGTATATTCAGCGGTGGTGAATGAAGAGACAGCAAAAGTATCAATTGTTGTTGGGGTACTATTTGCTGTTATTGTGGCGGAAGAAGAAGTAATTCTGCCTTCTGGTAGGTCTACACCAGCAAATGTAGGGGTTGATGTAGTAGCAATATTTTGTGGAAGGCTAAGTACAACAGATGCACTTTCTACACCAGATCCTGCGACCAAAATTTGGCTTGGCGTGCCATATATGCCATCAACATAGTTACCTGTGGTATCTGTTCCAAGAGCAATAGAATTTGCAGCAATAGTAAGAGCAATACTTGCACTATCAAGATTGGATACAGTACCTGTACCAGTAACATCGCCTGTAAAAACAAGATTAAAATCTTTTTCTACAGTTGCAGTCAGCGTGCCAGAGCCTAGATCTGTTAACGTTACATTGCCTGAAAGGTCGCCACCTAGAGTTATTGTTGGGTCTGGCTTATTAAGAATATTTGACCAATCTACATTAGCATCTAGTTCTCCCTTTGTTCCACTAAAAACTTCAGATGTATTTGTAGCATCTGGAATAAAGGTAAACTTGCCAGTAGAATCATCGAAACCAAAGAATCCAACTTTTGCAGAAGTTCCATTATGGTATCTAAATTCAATACCGCGATCTTTATTGTCATCTACAGTTGGAGCGGTGTCTCCACCAAGAGTAAAGATTGGATCATCAATAGTAACTACTGTTGAATTAATAACAACTGTAGATCCTGAAATAACAAGATTTTCACCAACAGTTAGTGATCCCGCAATAGTTACATTATCTGGAAGACCTATCTGAATATTTCCAGTTGAGGCTGATACAGTAATTTCATTAGCCGTTCCACTAACAGATTGAACTCCAGACATTCCAAGAAGTTGAGATACTGAGTACCCACCTAGATATTGTGAGTTAAGGTTATTAACCTGTACGGATGATGAAACTACTAATGGTGCGCCTGTAAGAGCAGTTGAAGTAATGGTATTGAAGGATACATTTGCTGAAGTGGCTACGTCCTGACCAATTGATATTGCTGATACAGCACCTTCTCCTGCTGAAGAAGATACAGAAACACCTGTTCCTGCAGATATTCCAGCAATATAGTTGCCTGTTGTATCTGTTCCTAGTGCAATAGAATTTCCTGCAATTGTAGTAGCAATAGAAATTTGACCATTACCAAGATTTGTAAGTGTGGCGCTAGCAGCACCAGTAATGTCTCCAGTTAATTCAACCCCAATTACTGGATCAGGAACATTAGTGACATTGTTGAAATCTAGGTAGTAGGACCCATGCTTACCGTCTAAAAGATCGGCAGAAAGGTTGCCAACGTTTGCAGAAGATGTAACGGTAAACGGTGGAAGTGAAGATGTGGTGGATACAATCTGGACGCCTTGAACATTAGCGCCAGCCACCACACCATTCTTAACAACAAAGTCTTTATTTACAGTAGCCATACGAACCTCACAAAAGATGAATTTGTAATAAAATTATATC